TCCGGCCAACTGGAAATTGTCTAACGGCAGTTGTCGGTGGCGAGGTTAATATCGAACCTGCTTGAACGGGAATAGCTACCGGCGGATCGGTGCCTACGATGTTTACGGTTACTGTGATGGTGGGCGTTCCTTGGCCACTTATCACTGTTCCTGAAATTGGAAAAGTAGTGCCTCCGTTAATCACGAAAGGAGCTCCGTTTAACCCTGTGAAATTTGAATTCAGTTGGATTGTGATTACGGGAGGTGGAGGTGCGGGAACGGCATTGATATTGTAGCCAGTCGGAATCACAAACGCCGTGGAAATTGTGAACGTAGGAGCAGGTGCAGGCGTGCCATTACTCCGCGCAGTCGTCGTGCCGTTGAAAAACACTGGCAGGTTAATGCCATCGTTCCACAGCACGAAGTTCTCAGCTTGGATCAACCAGCATATAAGGGCTGTGGCGCTTTGTGGATTGCCTCCAGTAATGTCCATGACCGTCGCCACTGTTCCGATGGGGGTGAATTGGTAGAGACGGCCTGCAATCGAAGCTACGAGCGTTTCAAGGCCAATATCAGGTTTGTAGTACGTGCGTCCCTGCCATAGTCCTTTGGTGACAGCAGTTTGAAGCGCGGTGTTCCCTCCAAAATTGAGAGTGAGTATCCGACGCGGCGGTCGAGGGTGAACTAAATCCCCTCTGTTCGTGAGATTGGAGCCAAAGGCGAGTTGATTCTTTGGAAGGAGCAGCGGTGAAACGCCCGCGTCCATTCCATTCTCGAACCCGAACAGCGAATCATAGACCGTTGTTTGGGTGAATTGAGATGACTGCGGGTTAGGCATTAGCTCTTGCCTCCAAATTCTGATTGAGATACAAAAGACACAGCGAGCGCCAGTTGTTGCTGTCGCCCGCCGTTAAACACAACATTAGAAATCGAAAGGGATAATGTCATGTCTGATTCAGTCTCTCCTACAACCAAGCCTAAAACAACTCCAGAATATAATTCTTGGAAATCAATGATGAATAGGTGCTTTTGGGAGAAGCATGAAAACTATCCCAATTACGGAGGGCGTGGGATTACTGTTTGTGAACGGTGGTTGATTTTCAAAAACTTTCGAGCAGATATGGGGCTTCGACCGGAGGGATGCACTCTTGATCGGAAAGACAATAATGGAAACTACGAGCCTTCCAATTGTAAGTGGTCAACACTAATTGAGCAGCACTCAAACACTCGTAGAAATGTGATATTAACAGTGCGTGGAATCACTGGAACCATGGCTCACTTAGCGCGTCATTTCGGAATTACAAGATTTCAAGCTAACCATCGTTTGAAGTTAGGATGGAGTCCCGAAGATACTTTTCTAACTCCGATACGCCCAAAGAAACCTAACTCTGTCTAAGCGGTATTGCTTCCAAGGATCCAGAATCCAAACTCAACGTGCCTGCTGAATTTATCACGTCAATGGTGCAAAATAGCTGGAGGTGATCATTCACTCCAGCCGTATCATATCGAAGTGGGGGGAGTTGGAGAAAGTGAGTTGGGAAACTAAGGGTTGTAACCGCCTGCGTGTGCAAAACACCACTCACAAGATCGCTGGCTTGAGTGATATTGCGAATCTTAACAGTGATTGTTCGACTGGCCGCAAAGGTGACTCCGTTGAAATCAATCCCAACTTGTCCTCGCAGTTCATAAGAACCCAAAGCAGGCAGAGTCACGTCAATCGCTCCTACTTGAAGGCTTGCTGCTGTAATTGCCTGCGCCAGCGCCGCGCCGCTTGAGATGATTGAATTCTGCCCCAACCCCAACGCAGTCTGTGCCGCTGCCTTTGTAGTTGACGAAGTTCCACCCTGCGAAATCAACACCGGCACCGCTGGTAGGAATCCGCTGACTGACACCAACGCTCCAGCACTTACCGTAACGTTCTCATCAACCACGCGGAGATTCTTTACCGTAATTGCATTCGGTGAAGGAATGGCTGTAATGACGACCGCGCACGGGCCGGGATTTGCGAGTGCCACACCTGGACCTTGCCCAATTATGAGGTCTTGGCCAACAACACACCACGTTGAGTTGGCGACTGAGACAGTGAAGGCTGTTGTAAGATCTGCCGGAGAGGTAAACTGTGCAGTGGTTGTGGTAAACGCGCTGACTCCATTCGTGCCATTGGTTCCCGCCGCTCCCGCTGGCCCCTGTGACCCCACAATGTTGACTGGTGCAACTTGACTATCACAGGGAGAGCAGCAATCAGCAGGACTCATATTCTCGACTCTTAATCGGTCAACAGGTAAAGTCAATGCAGATGTTTGAGCGATATAACGCTGAATGGCCTGATGACGCAGACGCGCTTAAAATAGAATTTCACATAATTCAGCAGGGAGGCAAATACATCAGCGGGGGAAAAGAGGTTGGGCTTGGGCTATTTCACCACTACCGAGAAGCAACTAAACTCCTTTGGCCCGATGAGTATTTAAACCGATGGACGGACCTTATACTCTCCGAAATAATCAACAACACCATCACGGTTGTTACCGGACCAAAGGACTGTGGCAAGACGCGCACAATTTCCAAATTCGCATTGGTCGATTATTGGGCGTTCCCAGAAACAACACTCATCCTGATTTCTTCAACGACTTTGGTGGCCATCGAAACTCGCGTGTGGGGTGACATTAAGATGCTGTTTCGTTCTGCTCGGTTAAAACATCCATGGCTATCTGGCAACGTCCTCGACAGCAAGAAAGCGATTTCGACCGATGACTTGGAAGACGAGAGCGATGTGCGCGATATGCGCAAAGGACTCATCTGTGTTGCGTGCAAAACTTCTACTGGCGAGTTTCAGTCGATTGCACCCTACGTGGGCATCAAACAAAAGCGTCGTCGCCATTTGGGAAATGAAATGCAGTTCATGGGGCCGGGTATGCTTGAGTCTATCGGCAACATGAACAGCGGTGATTACAAGGGCATCTTTGACGGCAACCCAATTGGCCAGAACGATCCGCTGGATAAACTCGCTGAACCTGAGTGCGGTTGGGAATCAATGCCTGAGCCAACCAAGACAACGGTTTGGAAGAATCGCCGGTTCCTCAATAGTCGCACGATTTGTCTCTACGGTCCTGATAGCCCGAACTTCGACAAAGAGACGAAGGACAAATTCAGTGGAATGCTCAACCAGGATTCAATCGAGCGCGTCATCGCCGGTTACGGCAAAGATTCTCACCAGTATTATTCGCAAGCGTTGGGTGTTCGCAAATCGGGTCTTAATGCCAAGCGCGTTATCAGCTTTCAACTGTGCAAGCAAAACAAGGCGCTGGAAGATGTGATTTGGGATGGTAGTCCACGCGTCAAGATATTCGGATTGGACGCCGCTTACGGTGGCGCGGGCGGTGATCGCTGCGTGGGTGGCTACGGTGAGTTTGGTCGAGATGTTCAAGGTGCTACGATTTTGAAATACTGGAAGCCGGTCATCGTTCCAATCGTGGTGAACATCCCGAAGCTTCCCGAAGACCAGATTGCAGAGTGGGTGAGAAACTTTTGCCAAAGCAATGGCATCCCGCCAGAGAATATGTTTTACGATTCAACTGGGCGCGGCAGTCTCGGTCCATCACTTGCCCGCATATGGAGTGCGAACATCAACCCTGTTGAATTTGGAGGAAGCCCAAGTGATCGACCCGTGACCATGGACCATTACATCATGGACCGAAATGGTCAGCGGCGACTTAAGACGTGCAAAGAACACTACTCGAAATTCGTATCCGAACTGTGGTGGTCAACGCGCTATGCGATTGTCGCCGGTCAAGTGCGCGGGCTAATCGAGGAGGTGATTGACGACGGTTGTATGCGCGAGTGGAGTGAGGTTGCTGGTAACAAGATTGAGATTGAGCCGAAGATGAAGATGAAGGAACGCACAGGCCAATCACCAGACCTTTACGATTGGGCGGCGATAGTTCTTGAAGGCGCACGACGCCGAGGTTTCCAAATCAAGAAGATGGTGAACCTTGAAGAAGACAGTTCAAACCACGAATGGATTACTGACCTGATTTCGAAGTCGAGGAAGTTGAGGGAATCGCACGAACTTAATTATGCGGCATAGTCTCGTTGTGGTAGCCTTCAGTTGTTTCAGTAATTGTGTCAGCCAAAGTAACTGGTTCAAATTCATCCGAATCGGTAATGTGAAAAGTTTCGTTACAAAACCGGCAGGAAAAATGTGACCCTTCGTTGTAGTAACCATATCGGTTACATTTCGGGCAGGCGATAACCATAATACCGTCGGCACTGCGTCCATCTTTAAGTGCTTCGCGAACCATTGGGTCTTTCCAAATGTCGTTCGGTATTTCAGTGCCGCATTCTGTGCATTTATTCACTGGCGTAAGTGTCGTGCGATCCTTCCAAACGCCCTCGATTTGTTCCGCATCGTGGTCAATTCGATACTCGGTTTTGCACGATGGGCAGGTGCAAGCCTTCGCGTTCTCGTCGCATTCAATATCGTCTTGGCATTCGGGGCAGGTGTAGGTCTGTTTCATATCATCCAGTTTTTGCTGCGTTGGGAAGCGGGGATGTTTTGCGTCACGGTCCAAATAATTGGAAAGCACGGCACGACGCAGACGTAGAACGTGTAAGTCTCGGTATCCGTGTCGAGCGTAGTTGCGCGACACTTGGTCCAATAAAGTCCGATCCAAATGTCACGGGGTTCGAATTTGATTTTCATGTCTCCTTTTGCATTTCAGCGCCAACAAGCGCCAGCGCCATAGGTCCAACTGGAGAACCTGCCTTTTTGACATTCATGCGAATAAATTCTGCAAGTTCCAAAGTCGCCTTTTTCAACTCAGGAGGCAGTTCAGATATTGCGCCCTTGATAATTAGTATTGTTTCTTCGTCTGTCATAATTCAACCATCTCCTTAAAGAAAAGCATATTGGGTTGCTCGTCATATTCCATGGACCATCTTACACCAAAGTGAGCCACCATAACCTTACGCGGATCTGCGGCAGTGATTTTCACAATCGTGTCCTTGTCGAAAGTGCGGCCATTGACTGAATGAACGTGAACCTGTCCAAAGGTGAAGTAACTTGTTTTCATAATCCCCTTGCCTGAACAAACCAATTTGCAAGCGTGATGTGGTGTTCATTCTGCCGTTTCGTCGTGTGTTCAATGACCGATAGTGGTATCCAAAGCATGTCTTCACGCTGCGGGTTGCGCTCAGCAGGAACACGGCTATAGAGGCGAGCCTTGTCGGTGTCGCTTACAAACCACAACCTGATTGTGGAGGTGGAGTCGCTCATTCTCGCTCCACCCTCGCCGCCAGAATTTCCACAATTATCTGCTGCATGGTCTTTCCAGTGGCAGCAGCTTGAACTTTAATTTTCCTGTGGATTTCGGCGGGTATGTCGATTCGAATTGGTTTATTAGCTTTGGCCATGGGTGCATCTTTAGCACAAATTACACAAAGTTGTCAAATTGTTCTTGCAATTATTTTCAGTCAGGTGTAAACCACCGTCATGCCTTATCGTTTGAAAAGCAGAACACAGTCGCCGCCGAATGGCTTCTTGTATCGGCAGGCGTTGACAGGGTGGGAGAATTTCAAGGTCTGCCCATCGTCACAATGGGATTTTCAGTTATTGTGCAATGAGTTGCAGAAACACCGCATGTCCAATCCAAAATACAAACTGAGCACCGACATGACGGCGATTCAGAACGAAGTGGACGCCAAGAATGCCGAACGAGTTGCGGCCATGCCGGGTGGAGATATTTACGTCGTGAGTACGGATGTTCCCGCGTCTTTTCATCAGGCTCCGACACGAAGCTCGCCAGTGCTTGCTGCGGTAAAAGCAATTAGTGTCGGAGCCGCCACAATCAACGATTTCATGGACAGTGGTGAATCTCCAGTCTCGCAAGAGGTGGCCGAATCACGCGCTGCGGTGTGCGTGGCGTGTCCGTTGAATGAGAAGGGTGATTTGAGCAGGTTCTTCACCATCCCTGCCGCTGAACGAATCAGGAAGCAAATCGAGGCCAAGGAAGGGAGAGGATTAAAGACGAGTCAGGATGGCAAACTCCATGTTTGCTCAGCTTGCATGTGCCCACTTGTTTTGAAGCAGTGGTTTCCGCTCGCGTTCATCGTCAAGCACATGAGTGACGATATTAAGGCGCAGTTGGACGCCGCCTGCTGGATAAGAAAGGAATCAAATGCACTCCCGACGCCCAAAGATTTGGAAAACTGAGGACGAGATAATCGCCGCCATCGACCGCACGAAGCGCATGGCTGAACGGAAGCTCAAGAAGTCGCAGCAGCTTGCGGAGGTGGCGAAGACCAAGTTTGCGAGAGTCGAAGAAATTGGTTTTGAGTTAATGACGCTCAAGGATGAAAGCCAACGTTCACGCCTTGAAAACAATCTTAAGTCTGTGGAGTTGTCAGCGGCAGAAGCCAAAGAACGCGCTGACAAAACTGCTGCGTGTTATCATCGTGCAATCAACGCCACGCTGCCAAGGCTTGGTGAGATTCTCGCGGCGTTTAGGACGGGGACGTCTAGTGAGGTGATGGGTGAGTATCATGGGGTGGCGATTAAGTGAAGCCCAAGCTTCCACAAGTCACTTTGTTGTGCGCGGATTGCACGGATAAAGCCCATTGGTCTGAAATGGCAATGAAGAAGTCCATGGACCAGTGTGACTTTGGAGACGTGAAGTTTTTGAATAGTCGATGGTTCCATAGCAAAGTTTTACCGCTCATTTCGGGTCTTGATGATTACTCCAAATTCTGCATCCGTGAAATGCACAAGTATGTGGATACCACTCACGCGCTAATTTGCCAATACGATGGTTTTGTTTTGAACGGGCAGGCGTGGGCTGATGATTTTTTGAAGTATGATTACATTGGCGCTCCGTTTAATCCGAGTGGCATCATAGGGAACGGTGGTTTTTCGCTCCGAAGCAAAAAGCTGATGGAATGGATTTCAAAACAACCGTGGGATGACTTCCACCCAGAGGACTCGTGCATCTGCGTTCGGCACCGCGATGAAATCGAGAAGGCTGGATTTAGATTTGCTCCACCGGAAATTGCAAAACGATTTGCTTTTGAGGGGCGTTCTTGGAATGGAAAAGAATGGGGCGGAACCAATAGCCACTGGCACAACCAATTTGGTTTCCATAGCCTTCTCACACCACTTCCCGCCGAACATCGCGTCTGCAACATATTCACTCACTCTGGCGATGCTGGCGATCTGATTTATAGCCTCGCAGCGGTCAAGGCTCTTGGCGGCGGTATGATGTTTCTCACGCCGCACAATCGTTATCCGTATCCGCTCAACAGCCGTTGGGCCAGGATGGGCGGCGAAGCTGATTGGGTGGATAACCTCGCGCCGTTGGTCGAAGCGCAGCCTTACATTTTGAAATGTCGTTACACGCACGGGCATCCGGCATCAACGACACACGACCTGAACCGATTTCGCATTCCGTGGCGAAATCGAACCGCACGCGATTTCGATTCTATACTAAAGCTGCACATGGACGCTTTCTCGTTGCCCATGCCATCTGTCCCATGGTTGGCCGTACCAGAACCAGTTGTAATTCCAGACAAGCCCATCATAGTGAATCGAACGGCCCGCTATCAGAATCTTGACTTCAACTGGACGCGGTTCATTGAGAAATTTCACCGGCAAATGACGTTTGTGGGCACGCCTCAAGAATATGAAGCGTTCTGCGGATTTGCCCCTCAATGCAAGTTTGATTATCGACCTACTAAAGACGCTTTGGAGTTGGCGAGAGTGATTGCAGGTGCGAAGCTATGCGTGATGAATCAAAGCCTACCACTGGCGATTGCCCACGGACTGCACAAGAAAGTGGTGGTCGAGGAGTGGACGAAAAATCCCAACACGAGAATTGAACGACCGGGAGCGTATTACAAACTGTCAGAGGAGATGTTGGCGTGATCACTCCCGTCATCATTCTTTGGGATCGGGTATTTGAACGCTATCTGCTGTTTACATTGGATGGTCGAGTCTATTGGGAAAACGGAGACATAGCCTCATTCAACTTGTTCGCTTCCGCTCAGATATTTTGCAAGATGAAAAATCTCAAGGAGGTTTACATTAACTCTCAAATTGGCAGGCAGATACTTGCGAAGATTGGGGTGAGACGATGAGCGACGAATACGAAGAACGTGGGCTGTTCAAACAGATCGTGCTAATTGCGTGGCTGGCCTTGGCTTGTTTTCTCAACTGGTGGGATGGTGAGGAGTGAAGATTGTTTGTTGTTACAACTATCCAACCGCTAACTTCGGACCACAGCACGCGGATTACGCCGAACACTTTGTGACCAGCTACCGCAACAATCCACCACACAAAGACCACCAAATGATTGTGGTGAGCAACGGCGGAAAGCCTGACGCGAGAGCTATCGAACAGTTCTCAAGTATTGGTGGCGCGATGTTCTTGAGTCGTGACAACGTGGGCATGGACATTGGCGCTTATCAGTTTGCCGCTCTACGTATCCCGTGTGACCTAATGGTGTTCTTTGGAGGCAGCAGCTACTTCCGCCGTCCAGGATGGTTGCGCCGAATGATGGGCGCTTACAATTGCTACGGCGATGGACTCTACGGTTGTTCTGGAAATCAGGGCGATATTCGCGTAAACGTGTGGCCGCATGTACGCACAACGGGCTTCTGGTGTAATCCTAAACTGTTAAATGAACATCCATTCAAAGTGACCGATAACAGCCAGAGGTATCCATGGGAGCATTCTGAAAACTCCATAACTCAATTCGCAATTTCAAAAGGCTTGCCTGCCTATATCGTTGGTTGGGATTGCGTGCTGCCACTTCATAACTGTGACAGCATGGCTGGTGGATTTCATCAAGGAACGCAGCACAACATTATTGTGGGCGACCGCCTCACGAGTCCACCGTATTGGCCATCACCATGACGCCTATCATAGTTTTTTATCACTGCCTGTTCCAAATCGGAGCCAAGGTCTTGCCCGCCGCGCCTTCCATCGTTTACAAGCAGATGACGGCGCTCAAAGACAGCGGGTTGCTTGATGCCTGTGACGAATTTCGAGTTGGTGTAAACGGCGGCGACGAGAGCAAACACTTCGTTGAAGCGTTGATACCGCGAAAGGCGATTGTCACCTATCACGGGTTGCAATGTCGCAACGAACTTCGAACATTGTTGATGATTGAAGACTGGTGCAGAAATTTCAAACCCGAGGCTTACATTTTAAATTTCCACAGCAAGGGAGCGACTCACGCAATCGGATCCGATTACGAAAAAAATATGTCAACGCCTTGGAGGGCAAGAATGATGAAGCATTGCGTGGAAGACTGGCGATTATGCGTCAAGGATTTACGTGAAGGGTACGAAAGTTGCGGAGCGCATTGGCTAACTGGTCAGGGATGGGACAAGAGTCAATTCTATTTCGCGGGCACCTGTTATTGGGTTAGAGCTTCGTTCTTGAGAACACTTCCAAGCGTGATGACAAGGCAACGCATCAAAGATTCAGGGATTGACTCGATTGACAGTCGCTTTGAGGCAGAGGTGATTTTGAGCATTGGGCCACGATTGCCGAAGGTAAAGAATTATTATGCGGGGGGGATTGGGACGTGATCACACAATGTTACGGGTGTCCACTCTCTGACAACGCAATAAAAAGAGTGGTGGAGTTTTACTCCCGCAGATCTTCTCCAGCCCCACCGCAATCAACTTGGGGTATGATATTCGATTCCTGTCAAAAAAAGTTCCATGACATTCTGTCTGGAGGCGATGTGCCCACCATCCGAAAGGAACTCGAACACTTATACGACGGCTCAATTCTCCACGGAGTAGATTTACCCAAATACTATGCAGACTCTCAGTGGCCCGGAGAGAACTACCCTGAATTTATCAAATCGACAATTTCATCTTGTGCAATCGAGTTGGGATTGCCAACCCCAAACAACTTAGCAGACGCAGTGTCGTCAATTGAAACTTGCTTGGGTGTCGATATAAGCATTCCGCAATCATTTGGAGCATGTGGACTAGTCATGGACACAAAACTGATTCAGCCGAGAGTGGCGCATTACACCATGCTTTTCAAAACACTTGCGCCAATGCTTACAAATGCCTCGGTGTTGGAAATAGGTCCAGGAACTGGGGGGCTTTCCGCGCTCGCATTGCAAATTCCTGGAATTACTTGGCACGCCCGAGATTTATTCATAATGGCATCTATTTTCGCATTCCTGTCCATGGCGAAAATAGGTGAGGATAAGGTCTGGTTAAACGGAGAGCTTAAGGACAGATTTTTCCCAGTCCATGTGCATGGATTGGCTTGGCCTGATACAGAAATGGATCTGGTTGTAAATGAAGATTCTATTGTTGAATTTCTTTCGCACGATCAAATAGATTGCGTGAAATCCATTGAGAGAGTGCTCCGAAAGAAGGGAAGGTTTGTATCAGTAAATCACGAACTCGCAACTCACATTGGAGATGTTGTTTCGGCCAACACCAATCTCAAACTCATCTCTCGAAAACCAGCGTTGCCTTTAAGGGCCGAAGGCTTCTTTGAGCAAATATGGGAAAAGGAATGAACTTTGTATGACCACCGCCCTCCAACAAGCCTACGCCGACTCCTGCATCCCGTTCATAGACGGCGCTATCAGCGCGGATACGGTGAAGCTGAAACCGTGGCGGGTGTTTTTGGAGATCGGAAGCGCCTGCAACCTATTCTGTCCAACCTGCACCAAGGGTAATCAGCGTCCGATTCAAGGACTTCGTTATGAACACAAAAGTGGTTTCATGGACATGGATTTAATGAACTCCATACTTGAGAAAATCGCTAAGGAAAATTCCAATGCGATAGTCTTTATGTATGGCAACAGTGAGCCATTTCTGCATCCCAATTTACCGGAGTGCATTACCGCCGTTCACGATTGGGGACTGCATCCCGAAATGTCCACTAATCTGAACAAACTCAATCGCGTTGAGGAAGTGTTAACCGCTCGTCCCGATTTCATCATCATTAGTCTCTCAGGGTTTACCCAAGACATTTACGTTCGCGGTCATGCTGGCGGCAACATCGAACGAGTTAAAGAGAACATGCGGATACTGGCCGAAACCAACAATCGCATACCAGAAGAACGCCGCGTTCGTATATCGGTGAACTACCACGTCTATAACGATAACGAACACGAGATTGAACCAATGCGCGAGTATGCTAAGAATCTCGGTCTTGGTTTCTTTACCTCAATGGCGCGTGCGATTTCAATGGAGAATGCGATTCAATATTGCCGCTCCAAAGACCCCGATGCCACACCCTTCGAAGTGGTTGAAGGTAAGCCTGACTGGAATAAAATTCTTCCCCCGGTTGGCGATACTTATATCGCAACGATGGAGCGTTTGAAGATACCCCCGACGAATGCTCGTGAGATGTATAAGGAGTATCCAGTTTCTTCCGTGTGTCCGGTAGGTGCAGGTGGGATGTTTACTTTCATCCGTCACGATGGGCAGACTTCGTTGTGCGCGTGCACCGCTGACAGGCGATTGAAGCTCACTGATTATCTGGACGCGACGCCGGAGCAGATGATTGAGCAGCGAACGGGGCACGCTTTTTGTAAGCAATGTTTGAAGTATCGAACGAATATGTATTTTCATTTGGTGGACAGAAAGAAGTGGGAGCCATGAAGCATCTTTATATTTGTATGCTCAATGGCTACGCCACAGTGCTTGTTAAAAAGCCGTGGCGAACTGATTATTACGAATGTCAGTATAGATTCTTTTGGAACTGATGAAAACCCTTGACGAAATCGGCATCGCCCACCAGACCGACAAAGCCTCTCAGTTCTCGCGCACATACGCGAAGCCACACGACTACCTTCGGCATCTCGAAAGGTTCTTTGAACCGATGCGGGACATGCCGATTAAGCTGCTCGAAATTGGGGTTGGTGGTGGAGAGTCTGTGCTGACGTGGCTGGAGTATTTTCCGAATGCCAAAGTGTTCGGAGTAGACCTTGTTTCGAAAACAAATCCGTGGAATACCCCTGGCGCTTCTGACAACGACCGATATGAATTCTTCTGCGGCAGTCAATCCGACTATTATTTTTGGCAAACATTCACTGCAACGTTTGGTGGCGGCTTCAACATAATCATCGACGACGGCTCCCACTACGCCTCCGACATGAAGGCTGCTTTCACGTCGTTGTGGCACCATCTCAAATCCGGTGGAATTTACGTCGTTGAAGATTTGAACTTTGACGGTAAATCAAAGGAATGGTTGGAGAGCTTCATCAGCCACATCCACGGTTCGACTTTCGATGTGGACTCAATCTACTTTGCCCGAGAACTGTGTGTGATGAGGAAGAGGTGAAATGGCCACAATGACCAGTCAGCAGTTGAGGGATTATGAGGCGAGGATGTTTGGCGTGGGTAGGCATTGCGATCATAACAAACCTGTTGAAGACGAGTCCACGCTTCAAGACTCCATCGTGGCCGAATGTCGCAGGCGAGGATGGTTCGTTGTGTTTAGTGGAATGCACCGGAAAACTTCCACGCCTATCGGAACACCCGACTTTATTATCTACGCTGACAAAGGCACAGTGTTCACCGTCGAAACAAAGTCCAAAACAGGAAAGCAGACGCCAGAGCAAATGGGTGTTCAAATGATGCTGGATAAGCTTGGTCATCGCTATTGTTTAGTACGGTCATTCGGGGAGTTTATGATGGTTATTGACCAATCTCCCAAAATCTCCGATACATCAGGTGATTGAACTTCAAAACAGCGCAAGCAGTTGAGCAGGTCGTATGGCAATTGCTCTTAGCTGAATTCCCCCGCGCCAACAATCGGGCCAAAATTAATTCACTTTTCAACGGCGCTCCACCTTATTCTGCCGATGAAATGCGGGACAATCATGTTGCGACAAATTACAACGACCTTAGCGCAACCAACCTCGACCACTCCGCACGCCGCCAGATTTCCAATGCCCTGACTTCCGCCGATCCACTGGTGACAGTTAATCTCGATTATGGTCCTGCCCATAAACGAGCAGAGTGGGGTGCTAAGATTACGAAGGAATGGAACAAACCGATGATTAACTGCGCGGACTTTCTCGATCTTCGGGAAGGAACTGGCGCGTCTGTTGTCCTGCACGGTGTTGGTCCTGCGACGTGGGAAGACAAAGAGATGTGGTTGCAATCAGAGCTTGGGATTGAAGACGTGCTCGTGCCATCGAATACCTTGCGCTCACTCAAGAACCTGCCGTTCCTGACAATCTTCCGCCAGTATTCGGCCAATCAACTTTGGAAGATGACGCATGGCCCGAGAGTTGACCCCGGTTGGAACATGCCGATTGTAGACCAAGCTCTCAAATGGGCAGACCAACAAGCCCGAACACTCTTGGGTCAAAACTGGCCTGAGTATTGGATGCCTGAAAAGTTCGAGGAGCGGGTTAAGCAGGACTCGGGATTGTTTGCCTCAGACGCAGTGCCTACCATTGATTGTTATGACTTTTATTTTTGGAACGATGATGGCAAGCAAAGTGGTTGGAACCGGAGAATTATCCTGGATGCGTGGGGGCAACCGGGCGTGGGTGGAACTTTCTCAAAACCTGACTCGAACACACGTCGTTTTGATTGGTCCAAAGGCCAATTCCTGTACGATAGCGGGAAACGCATCTACGCCGATAAGCTGGACAAAATTATCCATTTCCAATTTGGAGATGCGAGCGCAGTCGCTCCATTCCGGTATCATTCTATACGCAGCTTGGGATTCCTACTCTACGCGGTATGCCACTTACAAAACCGGCTCAACTGTCGCTTCACCGATTCTGTGTTCGAATCATTGATGCAATACTTTCGCATCAACAACCCGCAGGATGTTGACCGGCTTCAAAAGGTGGATCTGATTGACAAAGGTTTTCTGCCCGAGGGAATGCAGTTCGTTCGACCAGAAGAACGATGGCAGGTGAACGAACAATTGGTTGAGAGTGCGTTTGCCAAGCTGCGCCAAACGATGGCCGATCATTCGGCGTCGTTCACCCAGGAGTATAACGAAGAAAGCGGCAAGGGCGAGACTGCGACGCACACGATGGCTACGGTCAACTCTCAGGCGTCGTTGGTAGGGAGCATGATTAACAGCATGTATGCCCGTGAGTTATTTCGTTACCGTGAAATTGCCCGACGTTTTTGTATCCCCAATTCCAAAGACCCTGACGTTCGGAAGTTTCGTGTCGAATGCCTCAAGGACGGCGTGCCGGAAGAAGCTCTAAACCACGATCGTTGGGATTTGCAAATCAACCGCGTGATGGGTGGCGGCAACAAGATGCTGGAAGTCGCTATCGCAGAGAAGCTTTATGCTGCCAAACCCGCACATGGACCCGAGGCGCAAGTTGAGATTCAACGGCGTTATGACGCGGCAATCACCGGAGATTGGAAGCTGGCGATGAGTCTTAATCCAGAGTCACCGCATATCAGCAATTCGATGCACGACACTGAGCAGACGTTCGGAACGTTCCTTGCTGGTGGCACTGTTCGTCCACGACCGGGACTCAATGCAATTGAAGTCGCTCAGACGATGCTTCAACTCATTCAAGGCAAGGTTCAGGAAATCATGCAGGGCGGTGGTGTTGGTATGCCTCAGGAAGTTAAGGGGTTAGCAGGAGCCATTCAATACGCTCAGAATTTTATCGCTCAACTTGCTCAAGACAGGACGCAAAAGGCGTTGGTCAAAGAACTGAACGACGCGCTCAAGAACGAAACCAACGAAGTTAAGGCCATGGCCCAACGCCAGCAGCAGGCGGCACAGAAGGCAACCGCACAGAACGGCCAAGACCCCGCAGCACAGGCGAAGGTGAAGGCGATTATGATGACTGCTCAGGCTAAGATTCAGCAAGGCAGTCAGAGTCATGCCAGCAAGACAGCTCAGAGGCAGTTGAGTTTCGAAGCTAAGCAAAGGCAAGATGAGCAAAAGCACGCCTTTCAAATGCAGAAGGACGCTTCCGAGGCGGCGTTGCAGTTGAGTGTTGAGCAAGCAAAAGCTAAAGTCGAACTGAGCAAACGAAAGCAGCTATTTGACGAAGAATGAAGACAATCCCGCTAACCAGAGGAAGATTTGCCTTGGTTGATGACGAAGATTTTGAATTACTTTTCAGGCATAAGTGGTCTGCCGAAAAAGCCAGCAAAAGCGATGATATTTGGTATGCTCAAACTCATTTAGGAAGATCTGTGATGAGAATGCACGAAATGGTAATGGGAAAGATAAAAGGAACCATAATTCACCACGAAGATCATAACGGATTAAATAATCAGAAGCACAACCTCAAGAGAACCACCCATGCAAACAACATGGGTCACTCCAAAAAAAGGAAAACCAATACTTCTGGATACAAGGGTGTTTCTTGGGATAAGTTTAACAGCAAGTGGAATGTCAGAGTTGGTGTTGGACCGAGCAGATTTGTAAAACGGTTTTCTAGTCTTAAAGATGCGGTAGCGGCATATGACGCCGAAGCTGTAAAGCGTTGGGGAGATTTTGCTCTAACAAATAAACAACTTGGTCTTGTTGTCCCCTAATATGCCAGAAGGTTGGGCTGATGACGATGAATACGGGGATGAGAATGGTGATGAATGAAGCCACTATCAGAAGCCACAGCCCTTGTCTTCGACCATGGCCTTTTCGTAACTCTCGCTGAACGCCTCGCTCGAAACGGTTTTGGTAGAGTCCTCTATCACAGCCCTTACGAAGAAGGCTTCTCCAAACTCAATAGTGCAATTCTCGGTTACGGTCTGGATGGAGTTGAACGGATCAATGACATTTGGAGCGTCAAAGACGATGTAGATATTTGGGTGTTCCCCGACATTGAACACGGTGGGTTGCAGCTCGAATTGGAATCTCAAGGCCGCGCTGTGTGGGGCAGCCGCAAGGGTGACTCACTAGAATTGTTCCGAGAGAAGTTTCATCGCGTGCTCGAACAAGTTGGATTGGATGTTCCGAAGTACCGCACTATCCAAGGACTTACCAAACTCTCTGAATTTCTAAAGTCAAATGACGGGCCATGGTTCATAAAGATAAGTCGATGGCGTGGAAGTTTCGAGACTCAGAAATTTCGTAGCTGGAAGTTGGATGAATGCCTTCTTGACTCATGGGCGGTGAAGTTTGGACCGGCAAAAGAGATTGTGCCGTTCATGGTATTCGATCCAATTGACACACCGCTAGAAATTGGTGGGGACACCTATTGCATTGATGGCCAGTGGCCGGATGAAATGCTCCACGGTGATGAGAACAAGGATAAGGCATACATCAGCGCCGTGACGCCGCGCAAAGAAATGCCACCACAGATCATTGAAATACTCAATGCTTTTGGTCCTGAGTTATCAAAATATCGCTACCGCAATTTCTGGTCGATGGAGGACAGGGTAAAGGGCGATAAGCATTACTTTGGAGATGCCACTACTCGCGCCCCAATGCCTGCCACACCCTCAAACCTTGAGAACATCACGAACCTACCGAAAGTCATTTACCATGGCGCTCAAGGTGAGCTGGTGCAGCCTGATTACGAAAAGAAATTCACTGGAGAGGTGTTGGTGAACATGAAGGGCGACCGTCACGCTTGGGGCATTGCCGAAGTTCCAACTGAGTTGAAGCGTTGGCTAAAGCTTCCAAATTCGTGCCAGATTGATGACTTGCGCTGCTTTCCTCCTGATGAGCAACACGGAGAGGCAATTGGTTGGCTGGTGGCTATTGGTGACACTGTGGAAGAAATGATAGCCACAATGAAGGAGCAAATCAAACTGCTGCCTGATGGTATGAGCGCAGACCTTGAACCATTGGGAGAGTTGCTTACCGTCGTAGAACAGGCACAAGATGCTGGCATTGACTTTCCGTCGGAGGTTCCAGCACCGGAAACAGTGTTGACATAGTTGTGAAATTACATAATCTCACTTTATGACTTCTGAACCACCAGAAGACGCTAAACCGTTTTGGGACTTCACGCACCGAACCTATCGGCCCGATCACGAAAGTGTCCCGACTCCCAAGGGTGTGCCTTATAACGAGTTTTTCTCTCCACAAAAACTTGGTTCGATGCTGTTCAAGATAGCGGCGAAGAAACTTAAATTTGGAAACCGTCCAGCAAAAGGTAAGTTGCCCGCTGGCAAGGGAATTGGAGCGCATGGAAAACGTTAGCTACATTGTCGTGCTTGAGGACGAAACTCAAAACGCTCGTATGGCTCAATTTGATGGACCTGATGCAAGATATTTGGCGCTTCAATTCGCGGATGAATCCTGCCGAAAGCGCAAGCTGGTTTGCACCGTAGCCCAACTAGTATCGCGCTTTGGTCAACACGAACATATTGGCAAGGTTTGCAATGAAGTGGTCATAAAACAAAACTTCCTTGACGAGTCTCGAAAATCATTAAAACGAAAGAGGCTTCCCCTGTTGGAGTATTGATGAACAGGAAATTGAAATGGCTTCTCAATCTACCAAGCGGCGAACCTTTAAGGTACGACCCTGTGTGGCATTGGCACGTATTTACTCGCGCTATCCAAACTTCTAATTACTACTCTGAGATTCAAATCGCCTGGCGTGAGTTGAATTATAAACTTCAAAAAGTGAGAAACTCAAATCCAGATTTTCAAAAACAATTTGATTATTGGTCGAAACTCCTTGGATGGTAACTATGCCTGAAAAACCTGAAATCAAACTCGCACCAGCAAAGCCCTCACTCTCCGACACCAACGCCCGTGATGCTTTCATTGGTATTGCACTGCGCGAGTTGCTGAAACAGGCAATTGAAAAAGGAGACTTTGGAAAGTGGGATATGATTGCTGACAATTCTGTGCGTTGCGCGGACGCTGTGATGCGTAGCCGCGCTCAAGAGCCGAAGACGCTTACGAGCGGTGTGGGCAAGGTGGAGCGCGATATTCCACCGCAATTACCAGCCACATGGCCACCGCCTACTCCCGGCGAAGCCCCTAAGTCCATTGCCGAACTGATTGGCGAGGCACCAGAACTGGCGGAAGTGAAATGATATGCCAAAGTTTAGAAAGAAGCCGGTAGTGATTGACGCAACGCAGTGGTTTAAAAACGGAGATCATCCAAATGACTATGCCAAAGATGAGGTTAAGGCCAATGAGTGGGAAGGCCAAATTGTTCGTTACTATCGAACACCTGCCGGAGACGGAAGCGACGTTTGCAAACACTGCCAACAAATAATGCACGTCCACGGATGGATAGATACCCTTGAAGGCGGTTACATTGTTTGTCCCGGTGATTGGATTATTACTGGAATCAAAGGGGAGAACTACCCCTGCAAGCCAGATATTTTCGAAGCGACTTACGAACCAGCATGATCGAAATCAATCCCAAACAGGCGTTCATCGACAGCCCTCAATCCAAGTTGTGGGCAAATGTCGCGTCGTCTGAAATGATGACAGTGGCTATTGGTGCCGCGATGTTGCAAATGCAATACTCCATGGCGCCTTCGGATTCTGCCGATAGCGCAGCAGCAAACGATTTCAGGATGCAAGGCGCACGCATATTTGCTTATAGTTTGCTCAATCTTACGACGCCGATTGAAGACCTTCCGAAGCGCAAAGATACTGGCAATTTAGATCACTCCGTTTGATATGGCAGATGCACCCGCAATAACCCCTCCCGCCGCGCCCGCAGCGCCTTCAACTCCTGCACCAGCGCCAGCATCGTCAGCGCCTACACCAAGCTCGCCTACTGCTGGTAATGGGGCATGGGATGCTCTGGATGCCCTTGGAAGCGACGATGATGCTCCAGCGGCACCTGCGGCAACTGCCGCTGCGCCTGCGCGTCCCAAAGACGATAAGGGGCGCTTTGTAAAGCCGCCCGAGAAGCCCGCTGAACCGCCGAAGGACATTGACCCAAGCAAGATGAAGGCTGGCGAACTGGCCAAGCACTATCATGCGTCCAAATCCCGTGTTGCTGAGTTGGAAAAAAAGATGGCTGATTATGAAGCCAAATCCAAAGCCCCACAGGAATGGCCGGAGAAGAAGACCTATGATCAAAAGGTTGCTGACTACGAGAAGCGCCTTGAGGAGCACAGTAAAAAGGTTGCTGAATACGAAACTGAACTTAAGTTCACTCAATACGAAAAGTCTCAGGAGTACAAAGAGAAGTATCAAAAGCCTTTCGAGACTGCGTACCTTGCTGGACGCTCTAAAGCGGCTGCTCTCAAAGTTGTCGAACGCAAAAACGACGAAGGCGCGGTGTTGCAGCAAACCCGAAAAGGAACCGCCGAAGACTTTGACGCGCTGATGGCGATTACCGATGACGATGTTGCTGCTGAAAAAGCGGTTGAGATGTTCGGCAACAAAGCGCCGATGGTCCTCTATCACCGCGAACGGGCGAATGAGCTAAACAATCAGGCGTCCAGTGCAATCAAAGAATATCGTGAGAAAGGCGCTGAACGTGAGAAGCAGATGCGTGAGCAGCAAGAGAAATGGCATAAGGACGCCAGTTCAATGATTGACCGTGAGATGACTGCTGCTGTCGAAAAGTATCCGAAGTTTTTCAAGCCCGATGACGCGGACCCCAAGGGCAATGAGCTTCTCGAAACAGGACGCGAGACACTTGAGAGGGTATTGAGGGGCGGCGTTCCATTAAAGGACGGTCAGGCACAATGGACACACGAAGAATACTCTCGGGCTGTCGCTCAAGTGCGTAATGGTGCGATTGCCTTCCCGCGAGTTGCTCATCGCCTGTCGCTGGCTAACAAAGAAATCAAAGAGCTTAAGGCGAGGCTGGCTGATTTTGAAATAAGTGTACCGGGTAATGGCGACGGTCGTGGACGCACGCCAGTTCCATCAGAGAAAACCCCAGACCAAATATTGGATGACATGGCTGTGGAGAGCAGGAGATAATTTATGCACGACCCCCAAACAGTAGCTCACGAAATTAAGTATCCATGGTGGAAACACAAACCTTGGCCAAAGAAGTTTCGAGATAGCGGTGACAGAAGGTGGGCATTCAAGCGAATGACAGAATCGGGCATTATAGATCGCGATTCATTTTGGGAAGACGGGTATCGTAACACGTTTATCACCATTTGGCATGTTGACCCCGAAAAAGACGGCACGGATGATTCTTGTGGGTGGGGCTATCCAAAGATAACCAAAAAACAACGCGAGATTTTGCGCAACACCGCATGGTCCGAGGGGCACGATCCGCACTTCCTGATTTGCCTTGGTAAAAAATGGGATAGAAGCATAGCCGAAGCTGAGTTTCTTTACCGAGGATTGGTCTTACTGGTGTGTCGAGTGCTGAAACTCAGATTGTCACTTGATGAAGTTTCAAGATACGCCGCCGAATCTATGCACATCCGCACGGGGGGCCATGCTGGTGATGTTTTCTGTTTTCTCCCGGGGTATCACACCAACTTCGAAAAAGACTCAGAGGAGCATCGCCGTGACCATTTCCATGGAATCCTGTGCGGTGTTGCTCGCGGGTTGTTGGATTTGAAACGTCCTTGGTGGAAACACCCAAGGTGGCATTTCTGGCACTGGAAATTTCAATGTCATCCATTGCAGGATTTCAAGCGGTGGGCTTTCTCGCGTTGCTCTAAATGCGGCGGTCGATTCAAATGGGGATACTCACCAGTAACCAACTCATGGCACGGCACTGGCCCACGCTGGTTTAGAAGCGAGAAGGATACATTCCATTCCGAATGCGACCAGCAGAGCGTTGTTGCGTCTCAATGTGGTTCAACCGAGGCAACGTCAAATTGAAAGCCCGCATCACACGCCCATTGACCAATAAAGTCTTGGTGAAGACCGTTGACCCTGAACGCACTGAGATTAAAAGCGTGCTGGTTATTCCCGAATCGTCACAGGAAAAGTCTCAGGAGGCTATCGTATTGGCTCTTGGTCGTCGTGTGGCTAAAGACGGCACTGAGATCGAATCTGAGGTGAAGATTGGGCAGCGGGTCATTGCCCATCGTTACACTGGCAGCGAGGTTAAGGTGGGCAGTGGCGACTATCGCATTGTGAATTACGATGAGATAGTGTGCGTGTTGGGATAATTTATAAGGCGAGTAGAGAAATGGTGGACTCAGCGTTAGACAGCGTTTTCCGACGCGGCGGGGCAAACGAAACGGGTAATCCCCTATGCGATAGGCCCGCCGAACGGACGCCGCAATCACCGCAGGTTCGATTCCTGCCTCGCCTGCCATCTTCGTGCATGAAGCGAAAGGTCCAGCAGGTGCCCTTGGATGGGTTCAAATCCCAGACCTGCACTTTCCTCTTGACGGATTTCTTATTTCTGTTAGTGCTTCAATTGCCATAGCTCGGGTAGGCAACCGAGACTGCCAATGGTCACATTGGAATCGGCCTTTCAATTACGTGTAGGCACGAGCGTTAGCCGGTCGAAAGACCAGAGTTAGGGGAGGCACTCCTAAGAGTAGCGTAAGCCTTCTGCGCATTTGATGCGTTCAGGAGCATAGCGGTAAACGCAAAACTTTTAGCGAGTATGGCAAGAATTTTAAGTTGTAGTCAGTTCACACAATTTTTGGTCGATCAACAGCCGGTTTTCGACAAATACATCATCGAAGATATTCGCCCGGTTTACGCCGGATGGATACCGCATGTCACCAGCGGAACGTGGGAGGCATGGAGTGGCACGCAGCACACCCGCGACCGATTCAATAACGTCTATCCCAATACCACCAAGACGTGGATTGCGACCAACAGCGGCAACTGTTTGGGGACGCCCTGCGATAAGAATGAACATCGCATTGGTTGGGGAAGCACGCGGATCACTGAATTTCTGGAGGAACAAAGCTGGCAGTCTGACCTGTTGTGCTTCGACCAGGAGATGCACATTACCCACGCCAAGAAGCAGTGGAGCTACATCATCAGCGACATTTTGAAACCGGCGACGGTCTTTATTCAGGACAACTTCCTCCGCAAACGCGCTGCTCAATACGTTGACAATAAGTTTATTGCCAACCGTAACTTTGGTGGGCCGTTGTCCAACTTCACTTTCAACTTCGTGATTGCTGGCGCTGGCGACGAAGAAATCTACATCGACACCAATGTTCCAAACACCAGCGTGTTCAAGCTGACCCCGCAGATGTTGCAGCGGTTGGTTGATCCACTGCTGCGTGTTGGTTATGGCGGCAAGAACCCCTACGGCGAGAAACATCCGCCGATGATTCAGCTTGTCACCGATAACGAAACCAAATGGGAACTTGACCGGCTTGGTGGTCAACAGGGTGTTGGTGGAGTTCCATCGGTATCCGGCAATTGGCGCTTTGAGCAGTGGGATGCAGCCAGCAAATACTGGCAGTACGGATTCATGGGCCAACTTGGTGACTACTCAGTGCGCGTTGACCAGATGGGATTGCGCTTCAACTTCGTGGGCGTAGTCAATGGTCTGTTCCGTTATCAGATTGTGCTGCCGTACAAAAACGTGCCGTCATCGGGCGCAGGTAGTGCGTCGGGACTCAAGTCGATTCCCAATCCTGACTTCGATACCGCTCAATACACATGGTCTTACATCTGGCATCCGAAGGTGTTGGAAGTGCTCGTATCAGAAGCGCAGCCGGTTAATCCCGAGATGCCGTTCGCCGCTCGTAACTTCGGTGGCAAGTGGCAGTTTGTCATGGATAACCTTGGCGCGGATGTGAACGGTTGCGTCATCGAAAACAAACGCCGCAACAAAGGCCAGTTCATTGCCGACTTTAAGCAGGCGATTGCACCTGACCACACTGAATTTGGCGTGCTTATCATGCACAAACGCGAGCCTTCTTGCGTTATCGAAATTCAGACTTGCAACGCCGATCCCGGCTATCCTGTTCAGACCTACAACAGCGCCAACACCAGTTGCGCGGATGAACACACCGGCACCAGCCCGATTCCGATTAACACAGTCATCACCTTCGCGCCTGTTCTTAACTCCGTGCGTGGTGATTACGAAGTGGCGGCAAACAGCGCCATTTGCGAAGGCGGACCCGTTTCTCATGGTCAGCTTTCTGGAACAACCACACTGGCGGCGTTGGTCACTCAATTGAACTTCGTGCTGGAAGTCGCGGGCACATGGACTGTGTTGAACGCAACGCAGATCCAATTGACCGGGCCATGCGCGTCATTTTCTTTACCGTTCGAAGTCTAAGCGTTGGGCCAAAACAGATTGGTTGCGCCGGAGTGGTTTTCGGCGCAACCTCTTAACGAAAGACTGATTATGGCAGAGGATTCTGACTATTACGGCGGCGATCCCGGTGAGTCATCCGACGACCCGCCTGAAAAGCAAGAGGAGGGCACAGAGGGAGAAACTTCTTTATTGCCGAAATCAATGTTCGGCAAGCACGAGCCTAAAGTCGGTGAGGAGTACGTGTTCAAGGTAGTCCGACTTCACGAAGGCGAGGCTGAAATTGCTTACGCCACCGGCGAGGAGAAGGACAAAGAAAAATCTGGCATGGCTGATTCTATGGACGAAATGGACGGCATGGCGTCTGAGACTTCGGCGGGAGGTTACTAAGTGGCAATTTCTTGTGACCCAACGACATTGGCCAACGCCGCAGTTTGTTTCGATACCTGCATACCATTCGGTGGCCACATGGCAGTGCAGACGATGCTGCTCGCTCAAATTCGAGCTGCGTTGATTCCTGGGGCTTCAACCGATCCGGGGTTCATTGCAAATGAGGCGCGTTGCTTCGAATGTACGGGCGGGAACCTGTCTGCAATGCAGGTGCTTCTGCTTTGTAATATTGTGACCGCTCTTGGTGGATGACATGCGACCCGAATACACTCAGTCAGCTTTCGTCATGCCTGCGTTGTCTGACTGAGTCGCAATTGTTGGTCGTCCGCACCTACCTGCTCTGTCAGGCGGTGATGACTCCACGGATTCAGCCTCAAGACCCGGTAGTTACTCAGTTCATCACGGACCTGAACAATCTCCGCGCTGGTCCACTGCCCACGATGCCACCGTTGGACCCCACGACGACCACGGCCTTGGATTTGTTCGTAAAGGGAATGCGTGCTGATGGCATCTGGAGCAAGATGATTGAGGTGAACTGCGTCCTGCGAATTGCTGGAGGTGTGGACAATCTTGACCTTGCGGCGATGCCATTGCTTGTTGGACCCCAGGGAGCACCCACGCAGGGCAGGCTGTGGACGCGTGTTGCATTCGGTGAAACAGATTTGACGGCAAATGGATTGGCGGGCAACGCACCGCTTCAAACCCGTATGATTACAAACTTCCAACCGAGTGTGAGTTTCAAGAGCAACACAAACGCCGGAGTTTCTATTTACTGTTCTGGAATTTCAGCTAGTGGCGTTTTTGACATTGGCGCATTCGGCACTGGCGGTGGTGGAGCAGTATTCCAGTTCGGCCTGAACTTCACAGACAATTTGGTTCGATACGATTGTTGGGAGAACAACGATTTCAATGGCGAGACTCAAGCGCCTGCACCAAATCTGAACGGATTCTATTCAGCGAGCAGAATCGCCGCCAGCGACACGCGGATATTCTTTGCCAACTCCACGCATCCATTTGCGCAAATTGGTGCTACGAACGTAAACCCATTGGGCGGCACAGTTGCCACTTGCAATCAGGCGTTACAGGTGTGGGTGACAATTTCGGCAGCCGGAACACCCTTTGATTGGACGGATAGAAGGTTTTCATTTGTGGCGCTGCACGATGGGTTGACGGCTGCTCAGACTCAATCGCTGTTCAATCGCGTGCAGGCATTGCGCGTGGCACTTGGGGGAGGCTTTGCGTGAACTGCGATCCAAATACATTGTCACGATTAACTTCCTGTTTGAGATGCCTCACAGAAGGGCAACTGCTGGTTGTTCGCAGTTATCTCATGTGTCAGTGGAATCAACGTGCTGGCGGGAGTGTGGTTGCGCCATCAGCGCCAAGTGCACCCGACATTGCCATCGCATCAGATCAAACGAACGTCATAGTGACATGGACCAACGGTGCAACTCCCGGAACAACCAACGAACTTTGGAAATCTACTGACGGAATCACGTTCGCACTGTTCGCATCCGTCGCTGGTGGCTTGACTCAAAAGGCTGATGCGACCGGAATGGCGGCAGGGAACATCTGGTATTACAAAGTGAGAGCATGTAACGGATTAAGCTGCTCGGCGTTCACTTCGGTGGTGAGCGCGTCGTTCAATTTCACGTCGGGGCCAGCGGTATCTATTTCTCTCCCGACTTTGATAAGGGAGTTTGGTGACTTTGTTGCTAGTGGCATAGCGATTACTTCGCTTTCTCTGCCAGCGTTAAAAACGGTGTTGGGTCTGTTAAATTTTGGAGGAGATATATTCTTAACCTCAGTAACTCTCACCTCTTTAATTTCAGTTGGAAATACTATTGAATTCAACAGTTGCACCGCTCTTACATCCATCTCCTTCCCCGCTCTTACATCGATCCACAGCCTTGACGGAGACTCCAGCACGTCCTTGGTTTCGGTAAATATCGGAACAGCAAATTTCGTTGATGGCGGCGTTTTAGATTTAAGCAACTGCGCTCTCAACGCTGCGTCTGTGAATGCAGTTCTTGCTCGCGGTGTTGCTTCCGCACCCGTGTTACACACCTACGATTTCGAATTAAACCTTGGCACTAATGCCGCTCCATCGGGTCAAGGAGTTGCGGATAAAGCAACCTTGATTGTTGCGGGTAATGTTGTGAACACGAATTAGCCATTCTGTTTCCATCGAGTTATTTTACCAACTGGTGTAAGAAAAGCCTTTTCAGGGTTCCATCCCAACCTATCAATTCGCGCCTGTACTATTTGTTGCTTCAATCCAAAATAACGAGCAAGTGCGGTCATTGTCCCGGTCACTCCATTGATAGTGAAATTTCGATTACATCTCCTGTTTTCAATTTGCTCCTGTTTTGTAGCCCATCTGCAATTTAATGGCTCGTAATTGCCATTGTTTTCTTTTCGGTCAAGAGAATGCCTATCTGGTCTTGGCCCCATATCTTCATAAAATTTTTCAAAGTTTTTCCAGCGTTCGCAAACTACAATCCCACGACCACCATAATTTTTGTAATCCTTTGATTTTGGATTGGTGCATCTCGCACGCATTCTCAACCAAGTTTCATACTCTCGGGTGCGATTTCCTCTCCTTGCTTGTCCATGTGTAAGTGTGGTAAATGTTTTGGAAGGCATAACGATAATGGCGTTGTGTTTAGCGATGGGCGACCGGCGACAACCGGCGCTCATTGCGTATAATCCTAAATTCATGTATAAGACGCAACTATTGATATGCAAAACTTAACATTATCCGATGGTAGCACTGGATTGGTTTTGACCGCTGACTCTCAAAGCAATTTGGCTGTCTTGAAAAGCTCTGGGATTGGCGTTGACAAACAAACCGCTCGCCTTCAATTCGACCAGCAAGCAATCAGCGTGAGCCTACTCAACAGTTCGGACCTGGGTGTTATCGTTGACAACAACGGCCTTACCACCATTCATGATCTTGCTGTTGAAAACGGCATCAAGTGTTCCACTCTGTTTATGCAGTCACCAAACGGAACACTTTTCAGATGCTCGCTTGATAACAATGGCAATTGGATAAATGTGGCCGTGTGACCCGCCTCCTCCTCATCCTTCTGTTAGTCGGTTCGCCGCGAGACACTGCCAATCGTCCGGTGAAACACCACGTTGTGTTTCCACTAGAGCCGCAGATTGTTCAAAAGAAACCGCCTGCGATTGTTAAGCCGCAGTTAATTACACTGACACTCTCGTTTACCAACCCAAACACCAACACCGCAACTCAAAGATGGGTGATTGAGTCCACTCCTAATTTAGTCAATCCGTCGTGGCAAGTAATCACGAACGGCGTGGTGCCTGCTGGTTGGGATGTTGAAGTTCAGATTGACCATCAACAGTCACATCAATTCTACCGCGCCGGATTTGTGTGGCCATAGATCCAAAACGTCTTGGCAGCGATTATAATAAATGCCCATGCGGAAGATGGAAGCGGACACAGGCCGAAATGTGCATCGTCTGTCGTCGCGCTCTCAAGTTCCGAGTGCAAGATGCTATTCTTCAACACATGGCGGCGGGTTTAACGCGAAGGCAAGTTGCTTCGGCCCTGCACTTCAAAAACTCCTTTTCGTTCAACTACTATTGGAAACAAATCACCAAAAGATTCCGCACAAAAAGCGAATTCAAGATCGCTGTACTGGCAAAGCAGGCAGGCATTGTCTAGCTTCAATCAACAAACGCCTCTCTAAGATAGAGAAGCACCTCAAGTTGGCGCTTGACATTCTGATGCGAGTAATCGGAAAATGACTAATGGAATCAACCAAGGGCCAAATCACTTTCAACAACGTCGTTACCTGCATCATCCTTGGTGTCGTGGTTTGGGTGGGAGCAACGCTACACTCTCACGATTCCAAGCTCGCGGATATTTCATCAGACATTGCAGTGTTAAAAATGGGGATGGTTTCACAGAAGGAAGAAGTCTCAGCAATCAAAAACGAGCAGTTGTCACAAAGCTCGATCATCGCACAGATTTCGTTTGAAATCGGTCGTCCACATAGATTCCCACCGCCAATCACACCAACAAAACAAAACCCATGAAAAAAATCATCCCGTTAAGTCTAATCGCTGCATTGGGCGCAATGCTGCTAATCGGTTGCGCTGGCACTCCGATAGGAAACTCCGCTCGTTCGTTTGAAAATCTACCCACGAACGCCCCAAACGTCGATCTGGCGCAGGCTCTAGTGAACACTGCCAACAAAGCGCAGCAGACAGTTCCAGGGCCTTGGACGATACCAATTTCGGCAGTACTCACTTTAGCGTCAGCCGCACTTGGAGTGTGGGCGCACAAATCGGGAGTCAACTCGGGCGTTGATGCGTCAACGACGACCTCGCCAACTACTGCCGGTCCTCCGAAGGTTTAGCCTCCCCTTTTGCGAGGGCGGCTTTGTCAAGGGCTTTGGCTGCTGGTGTATGCTGGCTAAGAATCTTGTAAGCCAAGCAACTTAGTTTGTGGCCAGTGCCTTTGTCGCTCAGTTCCATGTTGCAGCAATGGCAAACTGGACATTGATTCTCATTGTCGTAATCGAGTAAGTCTGAGGCGGCTTCAAGCAACTCCCTCTTTTCCTCCTCGACCTTGGCCAATCTTGTTGCAAACAATTCGGCGATGTCGATTACACCGACCCAATTGCCATCACCGTTGATTTGTAATTCAGTGAAGAACGGTTTGGCTAGTTCCTTCACGCGGGTATCATCGTCGGCCCAGTCCTCACAAGCCCTACGGTTTATCTCCTCGACTTTGGCGAGACGGGATTGGAGGTCACTCGCAAACGCCTCCAGGTGCTTTTGGATGCTGTCAATAATTACCTCTCGCTGTCCCAGTCTTGGGAGTGCTGCGTAAAGAGCTTCCGCCTGTTCAAGTGAGTTCATGTTAATCCGGGACTTCGACCATGAAAACTTTTCCACAATCTGGGCACCTGTATTCGTCACAGCATCCAGTAGAACAAGTTTCGCCGGTTGTTTTGGCATTTGGGTGGCGACAGGATTTTTTGGGTTGAGACTCTACTTCTACAGAGCCTTTGAATTGACCGTTTTGGACGAATGGTATTTGCATAGGTTTCATTAAATACTCTTTCTGTTTTTCGGTACTCATTTGACTCTTTTCGATTGGGGTCATGGGTTTCCTTTCAATTCGTTAAGTCTCGCCTTGGCGGTGATGGGAATTTCTTGAAGCTCTCGCATTTTATCGCTGAACGCTTTGGCTTGCGCCCTCAACGCCTTACGTCTGATTTTCATTGGTAGTGTAAGAAACTCTTTACGAGTAACTTCAATTTGGAACGTCTGTTTCTTTTTTGGGTTCATCGAGAATTACAAGTAGAGCATTATCGGTTGAGGCATAGGCATTATCAACGGTGTAACCCTTGGCCAGATAATCGTTGAGTTCTCCCAACTCAAATCCGCCTCGGACATTGGCCACTTTTACAGAGATTGCTATTTGCATGGCACGTTCCTCACCTCGCAATACAACTCCGCGAGGGTTGAGGGTTATTCACGACTGGAATACCTTTCTCGGGTGTAAAAAACGTGGTCTGTTCTACAATCTCTCAAATCCAGTCCACATTCCTTCTGCGCGATTTGGTCAAAAGGAGATTCGATTTCGCCCAGGTCGCAATACTGGCAATCACTTCCCGAATCGTTAATGCCACGACCGCTGCAATAGCCGCAGATCGCAACCGGAAACCTGATGGTGAGTGTTTCGGATTGGTTCATAGTTTATAAATCGAGCACTCGGAGCGATGTGCATTTCCGTCGTTCTCGCAATCAGCATCACATGCCGCCTTGTAAATTGAGGCTATTTCTAGTTTCAATCTGGCCACACGTTTCTCGGCTCCTTTAAGCTCCTGAAGCCTCATTTCAAGCTTCCACCCGAGAAACGACAATGATTTTGCAGTATGTTTTCTTTTAGTGAGTGTTTCGGATTGGGTGGTCATGAGGTTACTGCCCATGAGGTCACTGCTGGTCACTGTTGCAGAAGTTTCCAAGGTAAAGAATACACTTCGTCAGCGTGCAGCAACCGAGCGAGCTATATACCCTCACTGACATATATTGAGTGTGCGCTGGCATGGTGATGGTGAATGAGCTACCAGGGCTACAAGTTCCACCTCCGCAAAAGATGTGGTTATCGCACTGCCAAGACACTGTGCAAATATCAGTGTCGGACGGCGGGCAAACATCCGTGGTGAATGTTAGCACTGTTCCAGTATCACAATCCTGCGCCATCAGGTCTAATGAAGTGGCGTTCGTGTAGGTCTGGAGGATGCTGTAGTTTGTCGAACCGTTGATGAGCACGCGGGTGCTGTTCATGCAAGCGATGGTGACGTTGGTGATGCAACCTGGAAATGCGTGAACGGTGAGCGTTGCGAGCAGGGCGATGAGTGTGAGTATTGTTTTCATTTTAGTATTTATGGGCGTTGAGTTTATTTTTAGGTTTGGCTCCAGCTTCAAGACGAGAGTGCTTGTCCAAGTGTGCTTTCACCTTGTTGGGGTGATCGTGAATTCCACGGCCACACTTCGGACAAATAAACCGCCTTCTCACTTCGGGTCCAATCTAAAATATTGTTGCGGTTGATATGGTTTGTCTGACAGGTCGAAATACGCTCGCGCATTCGTCGTCTCTGAGAAGTACGCGTTGTAAAAATTGGTGTTGAAATGGTAGTAGGCGAAGAACGTTCCGCTGGCGCTCACATAGGCATCAACACGATAATGGCTGTCTTCCCAATCGCTGAGATTCGTGCTGGTCGTCATGCCAGTTGACCAGAAATAAAAAAACGTGCTCGGTGTCTTCGCCCACTTGTCCACATAGTTGAATTGACTGATGTGGTAGTAGCCCATCGTTCCCCATGACGGCATGTTGGTATCGAGAAGGTTCTTACTCAGGCTCGATACGCAAGGCCCTGGACTTCCAGTTGGATTGAAGGTAATCGGCGCTCCATTCGTAGGTCCGTGCGGTTCGGGCGGCGGCTCTGGCGGTGGAATTATCTTGTCCATCAATCGAATGAGTTGAGAGATGATGTAGGCGAACGCCATGAGTATAATTACGAAGAAGATAACTGCACCCCACGCTTTCTCTTTTGGCGGCGACTGCACTTCTGTGGGCTGGTCGATGATGTTGGTGATTTGATTGACGGCCACTGCTTGATGATTGGCGAACTGCCAGCAGTTGGTTGGGTTGATGATGGCGGCTTGGGATTTTGGGAGGGCGAAGTACGCAGTGAAAAATAAAGTCACTGCCCATATTGTTGGTTTCATTTGGTCATGTGGGTTAATGGTTTGATGAGTGCTACGGTTCCAATGAGATAGCTTGCGCTCGCAATCAGCAACGCTCCCCACGTTGCAAGGTCCAGATGCGGTGTGTTGCGGTCAATGAGATGCAGGACGATTCCAAGCAACGTCCATAAGAGAGCGAGCGCAGAGCAGCGCCATGGGATTAATTTCATAGTGAGATGTATTCTATAAATTGTATCCAAGGACAGTGTTCGCGAACCTGCTGAAATTCTTCGTTACGAAAACACAAATCGCCGCACTTAGCGCCGTTCATAAAGACGCGCACATGAGTGAGACCGCCTCGGATTTCAAATTCCCACTTCATTAGATTTTCTCCAAAGGTTTTTCTGTCGGGGTTTCGGTGATGAACGCGCTAAGTTTTTCACGGACCCAAGTTTGCGCTTCCTTTTGAGACTTCAATCCCAGCGATTCCTGGACAACGGTCGTTAGTTCGCCGTTACTCATCTTTGTCGCAGCCCAAAGCTTATCAACGGGGACACCTAACGATAGCAGGAATTCAAATGCCTTGTCCACCTTTGTGATCGGACGCAGGATTTTGGGTTTTCCGAACATCAGACCCAATTCGGCGAGTTCACCAGATGGAAGCGCCTTGAGACGCGCCTTGCACGCATCTTCGATATTCCTTCTCGCAGTCGAAGTCTCGAATATCCTCACACAGTCTAAAAGGCTGATATTCTCGACCAATTCAGTCGCAACCTTGGGCGTAATGCTGTCGCCTTGGGCCTTGGCTTGCACTGAGGGCAGCATTTGCCACGCTGCGGCCTCTGGGCACCCACTTGCAGCCTTGCAATGCCTGCAATGGGCACTAGCGCGACGTTGCGCGTGGGGCTGGCGGCTTTCCCAGAGGATGCTATGAATCCCATACTCCGCTCTCTCCAAATCGAGTGGTGCATAATCCACGGTATCAAGTTTGCCCCACATTGCTTTCAAGAACGAAAACCGAGAATGGTGAGCGCAATACTCCCGACTGACAGAGACACTCAGAAAACGAGCCTGCCAGTTCATTTCACTCGGAACCAAGTTCTTCGCGTATAAACTCTTGAAATCTAGAACAAGAAGGAACCCGTCGGGCACAGAACGATAATGGCGATCTGCTTGTCCACTCGCTGATAGTTCTCCATTGCCGGAATGGAAATAAAAACGTTCCTCCCTTGTGCCTTCGATAAACTTTTCTATTTTGAAGTCAGAAACCCATTGAGCAACAGCCAGCTTCACAAGATCCAATCCGCGTTCGTAGATTTCCAAGTCTTCGCTGTCGAGTCCTTCGGGATTTTCTTTTTCCCACGCACTGTGAAGTTTTACGCCGCGTGCGGCATCTTCATCAACCGGCTCTGGAATGTCGGGAAGGGAGCGAAGCAATTCTTCTCTGCCGGGACAAAGTGCAGTCAGCGAAAAACTACTTGCCGATGGGAGTCCGAGTCTTGGGTCTTCCATTTTTTATCCTCACGGGAGTATTGATTACCTTTTCGTCCGACCATCCGAGTATAATCCTTCTTCGAAGGCAGTCGTCTTTAATCCCTGTTCTTTTCGACCACTCAGCGACGGTGAGGGTTAATCCATTTGAAGTTAAAAGGACGTTTTTACCCTCGTATATTGATGGAGTTGTTAAGGCTTTTTCTACCGTCCAGCCTTTTTTGAGCCTGTCGTAAATGGTGTTACTTCTTATTCCAATCTTTGCCGCCCATTGGACTACACTAAGCGTAGTACCATTGTGCTCAATGAGTTTTTGCTTATGAATTCGTGCATGTTCGGCATCATTGGCAAGCAGTTGAAGATTTTCTATTCTGTCGTCCAGCGTGTTTTGGTTTTTATGATGAACCACCTCCTCGGGAGAAAGAAGCCTGCCAATTGATTTCTCCATTACCAACCTTGCCCTCACCACGTATCCGCTCTTTTTCGCTCGGGGATGATCTGGAACATGGATATAAATTCTTCCATCTTGTTCTTTCTGTCCTCCGTTCCAATTGGGGTTGTTCTCCCCAGACTTATCGCCAATAGGTTTTCCGGGCATTAGACCTTTTGGAGTGCGCGATCTCTGGTAATGCGCATCACACAAACCCTTGTTTCGTGCCGGTCGTCTGCAATTAATAACTGAGCAATTCACTTTGCGCTCTTGATCCGTTTAACCATTTCGTCTGTGTTGGTTTGCCAACCTTTGATGAAGCCTCTCAACATTGTAGTTGAAAGGTCGGAAGGTTTTTTATGGGCCGGTTTAAGCCACTTCTCCGCTCTCATATACGCCACCAACTGTTCCTCACTAATCCCCGCATCCGCGCACAGTTTCTTGAGCGCGTCATTCAACTCGCGCAATTCCTTTTCGCCGGGAGTTTCGTTTACGGGAGGAGTTGGCGGCACCGTCGAAGAATCAGAGACGAGCGGTGCCGCCGTGGGGTTTGTTGCCGATTCAGCTTGGACTGTCGGCGTTGGTGAGTCAAGAGGCGCTTCCACCATTGTGGGGCGTTTGCGAGTGCGTTTCTCTGGTTCAGGCGCAGGCTCAGACAGTCCTTGCGGCATCGGGCCGTCAAACACCGGCGATTTCACCTGCTTCATGCCGTCAATCATCGCCTGCTCTCTCACCGCGTCCAGATCGTCATCAGTCACAACGCCCATGATTATCTCTGGCTTGTGCCTTCTCGCCCACCTTATGCTCCCTGTATAAACAAGTTTCTGCTCAGGGTCTTTGGTCCACATTTGATTTTGCGTCTTGGCCTGCCCGACGCTGACACTGACTGTTCGAGGTTCTGCCTCACCCTCAAATCGTCCTGAGACGGTCACGGTGTAATCATCAGTTCCCTTGGTGCCGGAAAAGTCATAGCGCAGTTTCTCCGCAAGGTTTGCTCGCGTGTTGATGACTGCCGCAACGAGCTTGCCTTGGTATCCAAGCTTGCCCTGGATTGCGTACGTCTCTGGCGCGATTAGGAATGGGTCCATGTGCCAGCGCAACGCCTGATTGACGACGAGAAAGCAATTCGCTGCCGTTTCCTCTTTGGTGCCGCCTTTCAAATGCTGCGGGATTAGGCTGGCGCGAGACATGGCTTCGGCAATGCGATAGCAGTGTTCGAACTTCGCGGTGTCCATGATGTAGGCCAGTGGCGAATCATCTTCAACAACGCGAATCTCGCGCTTGGGGGCAACGACGACGGCAGTTTGTGCCTGTGGGGCGGTTTGTGGGTTCATAATTATTCTATAGGAACGGTATTAAGAACGGTTTCGCCTTCCATCATTCCTTGACCAGCCTTCACAAGGGCTTGGTCGATGCCAACAGGCACCAGATGGGCGCGCACGTAGTAAGGTGGTTGTGGCGCGAATCCGCTATTTGTGCGCGTCACTAACTTGTGCGAGTTGGTCAGCTTCGTTGGTGAGCCGTAAAGTATTAGAGATTTCATGCGACCTTAACAAATTCCCCCGCAATCTCATCCTCTCGCGTCAATAGCCTTTCGCGCTCGCCTTCCTCTAGCGAATCCTGGTCGATGATTTCCACCTCCACCGAGTTTGAGTCAGCGTAAACGGCAGAGACGAAGCCTGCGGAGATGACGATGAAGATTTTCATGCGAACCATTTTGGAACTTTGTGGTATTCAGTGACAACATCTTTGAATCCAAGAGCGCCAAGCAATTGACACAAAGCGTCATCTGCGTCCGCGTGCGCCGACTCCGTATCGTCCGATGATTGCATAGCTTTAAGCGTCTGGATTGTTTCCCTGTGAAGCTTTCTTATTTTTGGATCGTCAGTATTCATAAATCAGCTTTCAGGCTGCGGCAGTGCCGACTGCCTTGCGCTTGTTCCGGCGCGTGTTGTTGCACTGCTGTTTCATAGTTGCCCATCGGCAATTACCCGGCTCATAGTTGCCGTCATTGTTTGGATAGCGATCAATGGAATGGATTGGAAGTGCTGCCAACATAAAGACACTCGCCAGAAGAATTGCATACTGTATAAATCGAAATCATTTCGAAGCCTTTTTGAGAACGTCCGCGAGATATGCTTTAAGCGTCTTGCGTTTTAGTGAAGCCTTGGACTTCAACGCCGCGTGAACTGTTTCAGGAAGGTCCAATCTAATCGGAACAACTTTCATTGAGGAGGATTTAATCACAGCATCACTAAAGTGTCAATAATTATTTTAATCACTTTACCGAGAGCTAGACAAACGCTTTCTGATCCTGGGTGGGGTTAGTCGTTGGTCAAAATATGAACCCGAGTGATTCAACAGCCTTTTTGAAATCCTCGATCAATGCTGGCAGACGTTCTACGAGCAGCCGCTTCAATTCTTCCGGCTCGCTGCAAAGTTGTTCATCTGTTGCTTCGGGCCAGATTGCCCCATTGCGGGCATACTCCAGTTGCCGCTCTTTGCCTTCGCCAACCTTGGTGTATTTTTCAGTGAATACCACGATACGAGGGGCGAATATCTGACACGCTTTGATGAAGTCCTTTGCTTCTTCTTCCCGGTCGAATGGGCATTGATACCACTCGCAATTATGGCCTTTGATCGTCCACTTCGGCGCAAATCTGTAATTACTCTTTTCTTCTGGCGGATGTTCAACGGGAATTGCTTCGGCATACTGCCAGCGTGAGACGGAGCTAATGAACTTCGTAAAATCGTCTTTGAATTCAAACGAGATTGGAAAGTCACCGAACACAATCCGGTTTTCTTCCTGTCCTTTGATATGATACCGCTCGCCCTTAGTGCGTCCGTTGTGGTCCCGGTTCCCGGCGTGGTAGAGCGTGTTGACGAGATAGTGCATCGGTCCATCACTGGCGCACAGGTGCCACTTGATGAACGGCGCAAGCTCTGGGAAGTGCTTCGCCACTTCTTCATGGCAGCAGCCGCCAGAATACTCGCGCCATTGATTGCCGCGCTTTTCGTCAATAGTTGCTGTGATTCCAAAAGAGTTGTGGCCGTTTCCGCATTCGTCATCGTAGCGGACTTCTACAGCGATGCGGAATTGCGATCCATGCTCGGTGTAAAACTTTGGGCCGTAAGTTTTAACCTGATGCTTTGTTAGTGTGCTTTTTGGTAGTTCGAGTGTTGTCATATTGATTCTTTCGTTAAGGCCTGATCGCCTCAGTCTACCCCCGTGGAAGGGGCAGAATGGGGAGGTCACTTTACAGTTAGCTTGGTTTTTCGCGCTGCTTTTTGATGTGCGGCCAATCGCTTAAGAAAGTTTGGCACGTCGTTACACTTGCGCCATGGGATAGTGACAATCGTTCCCTTGGAACCAAATACTTTACTAAGTCGTTTTTGAATGTTAGTCATTGTTCCAAGGCGGTTATTGGTGTTATTCCGTGCTTCGTCATTACAGCCTTGTCCATAACAATGCGATAGGACGGAACCTCGCGGGACTGATATTCCTGCCCGTTGTCGTCAAGGTAGTTCCACCATTCCCTTTCCCGCTCGCCAGTCCACACATGGCCTTGCTTATTGGTTGCGTTCATAAATCCTCACTCCCCCACCGCTCGGGTGATGGCTTTTTGTTGCCTCGCCGCCAATACCCGCAACGAATGAGCACGGGCACTATCCTTAAAACTGTCAAGTTCATTGGCGATAGTTAGCAGCATTTCAACGTCAAGCGCCCCCAAAAGCTCCTCGTGGGAGTTGACGGCCTTGACGATGAAAGCGGCGTTAGGTGTTAAGCAATCCGCAACCCACAATTCTTTGCGTTGCCCCGACGTTTGGTTAATGTGGCGGATTGTAGTTATATCGTTACCATTGGGAATAGCTATCCACGGCAAGGGCGTATGTCTCGCCTGTTTGGTTTGTGTCATAGTGTTTCCTTTTTTAGTAGTTCTACCATCTCGGTTGAAAGCTCCCCGGCGTCATTGAATACCGGAATAGGTTCAGAGTCCCAACTGGGGTTTAAGTAAAGTGGATAAGGGTCACGGCTGTTTAATGGCCGAAACAAAATGTAGTGCCAAGGTAAGCCTCCGTTGATTTTGCTTCGCAACAGCTTCAATCTGACATTATCCACAAAAAGGTGTCCATCATCGGACGATTGCTGAATGTCAAAGCCCTCGACTTGCTCTGAATCATATTCCAACTCAGCTATTTGCTGCCAGCCTTGTTCAAGTTTTAGATAAAGCTGGCCAAGACACTTGAGCAAGTTAGCCTCGTTGAATAGGTCCCTAGGAATTACTCGTGTATAGCTCATGGTTTGTGTAGGCATAGGGGGGGGGTTAGTTGTTAATCTCGTATGCGGGAACCGTCCCGTCCTTCACGTTCTCAAGCAGGGCAGTCCGCAACGTTTGATCGCTTTCACTGTCGTAGCATTGGCAACCAGCCATATTCTCAAGCAGCCGGACACCTTGGCAACGAAGCCGTAATCCTCTGCAAACTCAATAGTGCGCCGATTGAGACAATCCGCACCACCCGCCGATTCATCGACATAGCAGCCTACTTTTGGATTATCGTATTCGATTATTTTCATAAGTGGAAAAACCCGCCCCACGGTGATCGTAGTCGCATCGAAGATGCAATACGCATGAGACGGGAAAAGTTTGTTCACTACGATCACAAGACAACATTCGCACATAACACACAAAGTTGTCAAATACTTTCGCAAAATAATCCGCGCTTGACCAAAGGAATGGATTGCTGTAGGCGTGCCTCAGTGCTCGCGTTGCAATCCCCACCGCAAATTGACGAAAACGGAATACCGATACTCAAAGGATACCGGCCACCGTTTAGGCCTGGATTTGACGCAAGACGAGCCGTCCAAACCCCAGGAAAGCCCAGGACAGGAATCGGCAACCTGACACCCAAAGCCGCATCAATCTTGCTGGCAGCTATTCGGCGGGCGTTTAGACGACACGCCAAAGCTAGTGAGCTTGCTACCGATGCGGACCAAGCAATGAAACGAGCCAAGGTGGCGCGATTGTTTTTTGATATGGAAATGGAGCTTTCCGGCCATCGTCACAAGTCATCCAAACCCCACTCAATTCCATCCGCTCCATCCTCCTTCCCCATGCCCGATAGCGGGAACCAAAGCGTGAATCCTGCGACCGCGTGCCCCGCGTCAGAGACGGCCATTACCCCACCGGCGCCTATTCCCACCAAACCCGAAGACACCCCGTTTTAGGGCATTTCGGCCCCACGGATTTCGCTCCACGTTTGGATATGAGCGACTTTGATTGTGTGACCCTACCGTTATAGTGGTCCATAGTGTAATCGCCACAGGGCAAGCCAAGCAGCTAGGGAGAAAGAATGCTTAAGGAATCTCTTAAACCCGGTTGACCGTCCCCACCAGACCCTGCCCTGGCCCCGATTGGTGAGCGCGGGTGGGTGAGTAACATCCCTTCCGTAAACCGTGCGGACTTTCCTTGGTGACCATTTTCGTGGTGTCACGGAAATGGTTTTGGGTTTTCCATCATCTTCCCGAAATCGGGAACCTGATCACACCGTACTCGTTCGCACTGGTCTTTTCGCCTGCAACGGGTGCGTGCTCTTGCCGATGGGGTTGGCATTGGCAGCGACGAGGACACCACCTTTTCGGGGCTGACAGCGATCCCTGTGGTTTGAGAACGACGAGGGTGTACGACGCACAGTTTGGCGTTGGAAGTCAGAAAGTCATCGGAGCAGAATACACCCGACACGTTAGAAGAAGTCCGGGTTTTTGTCGGAGAGCTTCCGAACCCGGTTCCAATCGAACCTTGCACAAGCCTGACTGGTAATCAGGCGTCGGGGATTGGGCTACGTTTTCACTGTGCGGACAGACCTTTTGTGTCGGGTGATTCGCATCTCCACCGGTGGCGGATGGCCAAAGGTGGGGGTTGCTTAGGCTGGAGCATGTTCCGGTTTCCAAGGGCACGAATGCCTTTGAGGAAGGTTAGGGGAGGACAGAAAGACACTCCCGTTCCATGACAGTCGAAGTTCACAGGATAAGCTTCTGAGGGCCTTGCCATAGTGAAAAATCCCCGAGGCTTGGAGAGCGACGGGGTGTTATGTGTAGAAGACGCCTCACGGCGGGTTCGGATGGATCCCGAACGCTTTGACGCACCTGATACGCCTTGACACATAACTGTGGACTATTTATCATCACGCCGTTATGTGTCAACACCTTTCGTGAATTGTGCCCCTCCGTACCATCCAACCAAATTTCAAAATCCCCGATGATTACGAGCGTTTGTTCATGTTATTCGGTGAAAAAGATTTTCGCTATATTGTCATCGCTGACCGCGAAGGAATTCACACTGGAGAACAAGGCATCGCCTCAAAGAAAGAAGAATCATGGTGCCTTGACTGGATGATGGAAGTGATGGCACACATACGCTGCGATTGCGACGAAACATTCCAATAACACCAATGCACCCCACACCCTCAACCAAAATCCCAATGACACGCAGGGAAATTCTCTACCGCATCACCGAATACCTTTCGGTTGGCGGGTTGTTCAATCCTGAAATGGTCACGCCTCAAGATGCGGTTCGAGATTTGATTATGGAATGCCGCGAAATTCTAGAGCGCAGTATCGTCCTCACCCCCGACGACATTCTCACGCTGAAAGAGGGGCGAGACGAATACAAGCAGGCGCTCTTTTCAGTTCGAGGAGATCGTAAAGATTATCGAAGCTGGCAGCGTATGCTCGAAACCCTCGAACGCATCTTGAAACAGGTGGGATGAACTTCAACTTCAAAAAAGGAGATCGGGTTAAGCTTCGACAGAACCTTCCATGGAAGCCTCAAAAACCAACCCGATTGGGCACAGTTTACAGCGACAGGATAACAGCATGGAACGGAGTGCCTGTTGTTTGGGATGGCACCAAAGGCACCAAACAATACTGCAATATCTCCAACCTTGAACCGGCTTGAAAACCCGCTACCTCCACGCCTCCAACAAATACTGGAGCGGCGTCAGTAAATGGATTCTGTTCGAAGGCTGCTGGACGTGCGTCGGTCCAGAGAAAGGCAGGCTCAGTTTTCTGATGGGCCGCACTCCGTCTGAGGCGAAGAAGGAACTGGAGGCGTTGGGCTGCAAGTGGGAGTGGAAGGACAGTGAGTGAGATAATCTCTCACCCACTCATCAGCCTCACGCACAGCAATCTCCAATTGATCATCAGTCGGAGCATCAGCACCACACATAATTCCAAGGCGTTCTTCAATGCGATAACGCCGCTCCTGTTCGATTTCTTCCGGCGTGTGTGGGAGTAGATTGATGTTGGTGATTTCGTTGTGCATGGGAACGAATTGAAGCCAGTTGCCGTGACGGTTGCCGCGAGTCATTTGATTTTCTTCCGTTCGTAAAACAGAACAATCCCAAGTGCGTTTTTAGGACGATGCACAACCATCAACCGTTTCCCATTCATAAACATCTTGAATTCTTTCCGTAAAACAACCGAATTAAACGCATCTGTTGGAACCTCCAACTCGTTCAGTCGGTCGATTACTTCCTTTTCGATGTGAGGGATCATAAGACCAAGACCCCGAAGGGAAGAAGACAAGACGGAGGATATGAAGTAGAGCGGAAAACCGCTTGAAGCAGGCCGGATATTATCCGTTCTTCATCGTTGGAAACACGGTGAGAGAAGCAGTATCTCGCATCGCTCTGGCCAACGTCTACCGAAGTCTGCGCCCTTTTTTCTGTTGGTGGCACAGGCCATCGAGCACCAACCCAAATGGCTTCCCATCTGGACCCTTTACCCATTACTGAGCGGGGGTAGCTAAGTCCTTGATTTTGGTACCGCTGACCAAGGGAATACATCAGCGGTCCATGAGGCAAAAATAAAACCCGCAGCGCCGTTATTCGCTGCGGGAACGATGCCGGTATCGGTAGGAACTCCACGGGTGCGGAGAGGCCGAAGCCTTTTCGATCCCGGAATCTAAATCCAAGTTCGCTCTCGCCACCCATTGACTTCCTACAGTCATGAACGAGAGAACTAAAACCCAAAGTCTTCATTGTGTCAAGCAGGTTGTCTCCACACCAACTGCCGCTCCAAACTGTCCAGCAAGCATCGCGTCCCACCATAGGCCAAAAACTGCCTCAAATCCTTGGCCGGAAGCAGCATCGCTGCGACGGGGATCTGTAACTCGCTGGCGAGCGCCTTCGCACCTTCAATCCCCGGACCATCGTTGTCGCTCACGAGTATCGCTCGCTGAATGTGCAGGCGATTGATAGCCACCTGGGTGTGGGCAACGCTTCCGCGACAACTCGGACGACCGATTCCCCACAATCCGAGGGTCAGGCACGCCGCCAAATCAGTCGGACCCTCCACCACATACGCCGTTCGTGCGCTGCCATTGGGGACGAAGATACCCTCGTGCCCTCCACGAACGCTCCATTTCCTGCCGTCTTCGGCCCTGAGACGTATCCCAACGGTTTTACCTATTCCAGACACCATTGGCCACGCCCAAGCGCAATGGGGAGCCGCCCACGCGCATCCTGTAGCCGTTAAAGAGTCGGTCGAGACACCGAGAGATGCGGCGTGTCGGGCCAGCATAACGGGGGTGGTGTCCGACCGAAAGCGTTGCATGAGGGCACCAGCGTCAATTTCGGGTGCTTCTGGCGGTGGTTTGGGCACAAACTGAGGTTTGGAGCCAAGAGGATGGAAGCAACCGCCGTTTTTCATCCGGCGCGGGGAGTCAACGCGCATACAGCAAAAGCCCTGCATATCAACAGACCAAGTGCACCAGTCTGGAGCCTTGCAAATCTGGCATGGGAAAGATTTGGTGACTCGAATCCAAGTCATGCGGCTGCCTTTGATTCTTTTCTCGCCTTCCATTCTTCGATTTTCTTTCCAATGATGGCTTGTCCCTGACGATACTTTATGTTCGCAGGATTCACTCCCACCTCGCGCAAGATCTTCATCTGCTTTTCGGAGAAAAATCTTCCATCTTTTGAGCAACGCGAGTGCAATGGAACCCTTTCGTGATTGTGATCGAACGGACTGACTTCACGCATTGAGTAGTTGGACTTGGCAAGTAGCCCTGCTTTTCGAGCTTCTTCGGATTTGCGGCGTCGTTCAGCCTCCTCTCTCTTTTTTCTATCCACTTCAATTTGAGCATTCGACATGGTGACAGTGATCATCTTGGTTGTGCCGGATTTCATCGCAATCTCCTTGGCTCGATCAACCGCCTCAGTGCTCACGTGGCCACTTAACACATCATAAGCTGAAATTGTTTTCACTTTGTTGTGACCGCTGTTGCCAACGAAGTCGAGAATACGAAGGAATGGCTTCTCGCTGCGTTTGATGGCTTCAAGGCGTTCAGCAACTGTTGTCAGACCATCAACAATACCCGGAAGTGTGCGCGTGCCCCTGCCCATCATTTGAATGTAAAGATTGATGGATTTAGTTGGGCGTGAAATTGGCATCAACTCAACAAATGGGTTGTTGTAACCTTCGAGATAAACCCCACAGTTGGCCACCAAATGAGTGTCACCACGCAGAAATCGTTCACGAATCTTTTTTCGATCCTCTTTGTTTGTTTTGCCGCACACCCACTCAACACCGTCCATGGCGCGACTGAATACACTGGCGAACATTTCAGCCTGAGCAACCGACACAGTGAAAGCAAGTGTGCGCCTCGGCCTTCTGCTAAGTGATGAAAGGTATTCTTTCCACTTTGGTTCTGGAATTGAGGAAAGTGTGTTGGGTTCCAGCCCAAATACTGCCTCAAGGGTTGGCTGGCACATGCCCAATACATTTTCTTCCTGCTCCACCATTGCCGACAACTCCCCTTTATTGAAATCACCAGCGACAGTTCGTATATGTGTCAGATCGAGGCTGTTAACCGTGACATATCGCTGTGCAATGTTGACCAGCCAACCATCGTTTTTTCCATCTTCAATCCCATACTGGAAGGCAACCGACTGAATTATTTGAGAAAGGGCTTTGTCGTCACCGCGCTTGGGGGTCGCTGATAAGCCAACCATTTTTAGTTTCGGGTTTCGGCAATAATAAGCGATGACTTCCTTCCAAGATTCTGCAACTCCGTGATGAACTTCATCAACCACTAAAAGCGAGAAGTCATTTGGATCAAATCGTTTGTAACGTCTCGCATCTTTTGGACCGGAGCACTGGCTCTGAACGGTGGACACAATAACTGGTGTGCGATGGAAAAGATTTGTTGAGGCGTACTGAGACGCCTGTTCAATTTCTACAGGAATGCCCGCCCCTTTTTGAATTGATTCGACAGCTTGGCCAACAAGCTCCTCCTGATGAGTCAGCCACATCGTTCGCCCTGGATACATGCGCTTGATTAAGTCGCAAGCAATTTTGGTCTTGCCTAATCCGGTAGCTAATTCCAGAAGTGTGGACTGAACTGTTTCCCACTCCTTAACAATCGCGGCTTCGGCTCGCGTTTGATATTCACGTTCAACAAACATTTTTGGGGTCGGGTCGAGTTTTAGTTACTTCGTGAGTCTTGACGTAATCCGAGTTTGACAGAAGCCGAATCTCTCGCATCTCCTTCGGCAAAAAGTGGTCGAAACGGTACTGAGAAATCATTCCAGTATTGCCGCAGGCATTGCATCCCTCCTCTTGCATTGAGTAACTTCCTTGGCATGTAAGGCATACGCAGTCGGGGGACGCATCGCTGATGTAGCTATAAGCACGACTTAAGTATTCGTAGGCGTCTTGACCGTGTTTTACCCACAGATGATCGCCACCGTCTCGATTCTTTTTTATATCAACTCGAAGGTCTGAAATAATTTTCAAAACTCTCCCAACTTGTTTCTGTCGAATTGCGTAAGGCATCGCATCCAAAGGAATGGGTGTGTTCACGTCATCGACTAGTGTCGGTTCTTTTTTTGACGGCGTTTTTGATTCGGATTTTCCAATAAAAGCGGAGTCCGCAATTGCGGACTTTGGTGGCGCTGGCTTGGTGGCGTGACTTAGTAGGCTTTCCGCAGTTATTCCTCCCTTTTTTTCCGCGCTTAAAATGGCTCCCACGCGCTTACTTTCGGGCAGCTTGGCGAGTGCGCGAGCCTGCCCTTCGTTAGTGATTTTTGACCGCACGTCTTTCGGCAGGGATGCAATCACCTCCATGCCTTTAATTACATCGTATAAATAAGTTTTGCTGATTTTGAAATTGTCGCGGCAAAAGTCAGAAAAGTTATTGTGAGTGTCTCGCCAGTGCTCGTCGTCGCGCAGTTCTATAAGAGCCTTTCCAACGTCACGAATGCCGTTATTTACGATGGTGATTAATTCATCCCTTCGCTTCTGGCGCTTCGCATTTGCAGCAGCGCGAATATCTCTTTTGGCGGCTGATTTCATTCAAATCCTATTGTGCTCTGGGTAGCAATCAGCGATTGAGGCTTCGTAAGACCTTGGTCCATTCGGTCGTTCGTTCCAAAACTCTTTTATGGGCTTTGGTGTAAAATTGGAAGCCGACATATCGTCTTCCTTCTCTTGAGATTGGAAGGCTTGCTCACGATGATATTCGCGAATACTGATTCGAACTTCTTCGGGAAATTCTTCTGGAGGAGCGTCTTCTTCATCCATTTCAATTCTGCTGTCGTAATCCATTTTCAAACCAGTGAGCCTTCCAATCCTACCTCTCGGTATTGCAAACCACTCACCATGCAGCCGGAACCTGTCAAACTCCCTGTGAAGAAACAACTCAACCTCTTGACCAATGGCAGGTACGCACAAAATCAATCTTAGATTCGTTGAGCACATCGCACGAATGTCTTTCAGTCGTTGGCGCACATTTTGGGTGATTCCTATTTTTACCCGCGAAGTTTCTTCGCATTGAAGGGCGTAAACGAAAGACACTGGTTGCTCTCGCTTGTCCATCAAAACCCATTCGATTTCCTTCTTTATCACTACCTTGGCCACCAAAACAAAGTTAGACTTATTATTCATACTCATCCCAACCTCTCAAATTCCGCGTTAATCTTCTCCGCTTCATACTCAGGAAATTGACCGGCGCTTGCCGCAGCCTTCATAATGATAAACGCATCAACCTCACTCATCTCGAATTCATTCTGAGTGAATTCATCAAAGCTGTCGTCGGACACTTCCCAAAGCGCGTCGTGCCAGATCTTAAAGAGCGCGACGGCTACGACGTTTTGATCGTTACGCGGTTGTTCGAGAATGTCTTCGAGGCATTTGAGTTTGCGGTCGCGGGTTTTTAAATCCATCGGGAGCCTTTCGTTGGCTCCTTAAGCGAATGCAGCGCCCACCCGGCCAAGGGTTGAGAGCGACATTGAGGTGCCGCTACCAATGGACTACTGCATTCGTTTAAAGAGCCGGTTATCATGCGACTGGCCGTTCGCTGAAACGAATTGTTACAAAATCATGGCGCAGATTGCAAGAACAATCTGTTGACTAAAGTGAGATTTGTTGAGAATCTCGAACCGTCTAGTCATAGAAGAACGGTGTGCATAGAGGGAAAGCAACAGGGCCGCTCCTGAGTGGGAGCGGCTTTTACTCAGGTGCCACCGGCTGTAACTCCAACCGGCGTTTGACGGATTCTTCAATTCCACGTCCTGTTGCGCCAAGTGTGATGAGCGCCTTCGCCTCATCATCCATCTTTTTGCGGTCACCTTTTTCGAACGCTTTGAAAAACTCGTTGTAATGATGACCGCGAACAACCGACAGCGAACGCTTCAACACTTCTTCGGCGGGCACGCCGTTTCGTTTGGCGGCATCGGTGATTTGACTCGTCATTTCAGATAGCGTGCCTTCTGACGGTTGTTGCCCACGCAGCAGTGATTTCAGTCGATTGGGATTGGTCGCCAATTCGAACACGCTTTCGTAAGCCTGTTGTGCTTTGTATTTGGTCATGCCTTTACGCACTGGTGCAGACAGCGCGAATTGATTTCCCCTGAACGTGAACGGCAGGGCTTCGGTGCCGATAGCTTTGGCTCGTGATGGGAGACTCTCAACAAACGATTCGTGGTCTTGTTTCCATGGTGCTTTGAAATCGCCCTCGCTTCCCGTCACTTGCTCGAATATCATGGCAACTGGACGAGAGGCTTTGGACAACACTTGCTTGTCTGGTTCAGTGAACCAGTTGAGAATCTCCTGTGGACGCTTTCCAAGGTTGACGTAGTGACGAGTTGGATCTTTTGGATCGTGCCATGGAAGTTTTCTCATCAGCGGCGTCACATCGACACGCATCTTTTGATTCAACTCGTTATCCCACGGCATGGGCTTGTCACCCTTCTTGTCGTCTCCAAACGATTTGTAGATTGCGTATTGAGCGGCGGCAGTTGCCAGCGCGAGGGCAGCAACTTCGGTGCCCCAGAATCGAAGACGACGACCAGCGCCTTCAATTCCTTCTTTGGGTGTTGGAAAAGTCTCACGACCAGCAATGCGTGGAGCCTGTTCGCGGGCGGTTGAAGCAACATCTGATAATCCAGGAACGCTGCGGAGGGTGGATAGCGTCCAGTCAGGCGCGAGAAAGAATCGTGAAAGAACTTTTCTGGTGCCGGGGTCCAACCAAAACTTGGTCTGCCATTCTTGACCACCGTAAGCGTCGTTGAGATACGATGCGATTTGTTCTTTGACACCCTTTGCGTCTGTCCCTGGTGGCGCTCCCTCCAGCGCCTTATTCACCAAATCGTGGTAGGTGATAATCTTGAACGCATCGTGAGTGTTCTTCCACAACCCTTCCTGTCGAAACTGTTGAATGTCTCGTGCAATTCGCGTTGCCTTTCCAAGAACCGGAACATCACGCCAACGAGCGGCAGACTTCTCAAGGAATGTTCGGGCAGTGTGTTGATACGCTTCGCTGTCGGTGTAAGAGAACTTCAAACCATGTTCGGCGGCGTCGCTAACAGCGTCTTCGTTTTGAAGTAACTCTTTTCCAAGTCCTCGGGTGGAGGCAAATATCTGCCGTTCTCCAGTGATAGGATGACGCTCAAATAATCGGACCAATCCACGCAATGGGTTTGCCAGAGTTGCCTGCGATCCGACAGCAGCACTTCTAAGTGTAAGGTCGTGGAATAAGGAAAATGCAAACGCATTAGCTCGCGTGAATCCGTTGATGGCATCATAAGCCTTTCCCAAGTCGCCTGATTGTGGCGCTTCCAAAATCTGACGTGCAGCACGCCAAATGTCAGGATGAATTGCAGCGCCACCTTTCCAAATCATAACTCCATTCGGAACACGACGGGCATACACGCGCTGGATAAGCGGATTGTTTGTGATTTCCCAACCTGCTGGAGCGTCTTTGGCCGGAACAACAGCATCAGCGCCAGCGGCGGTTTTAATGTCTCCGAGTTTATCAACAAACTTACGGTTGGTAGCAACCTGCCAATTGATTCTTGAATTCAATTCGTAAGTAACAGCAGGGTCTTGAGTGATGGGCGTGAGCCCCATGTCAACTGCCTCTTTCAGTGTGGGCAACTTACGTTGCTTGGCATGTGGTGATTCTTTGGCCCAACGAGAGATTGCCGCCTGACGCTTTGCTGTGTTATCCACGTAGAAGTGACCGAGATAATCTTCAAGGAATTTGAGATACTCACCCTCCTCGCTGTCCTTAAGATATTTGTTAATCTCCTGTCGCTCCAACTCTTGACGAAAACGGTAGTCTTTGGCCAGTCGCTCCTTGGCTGGAGTCATTCGGTTGCGAACGCGGTCGATAGTGTCGCCGGGTTTTTCCAGATTGCCGATGCCCTCAACGAAAGCGCCCACGTCGTTGCGATCCGATTGGCTCTTAACAAACTTCCTCCAGTTGTCAGCAACGATACGAGCCTTCTCAACTTTTGCGGCGAATGTTCTGACAGCATCTTTAACCAATCCTTCGGCGGCAACTGCCGCTGCGCGTTCTCTGACAGGAGGCGGAGCGATTGGCGGTGCCGGAACTTGTCCAGGCATCGCCGTGCCGGGTTGCGGTGGTGTGCCAGTGATGCCTGCCAACTGTTTTGGAAGTGCTGGCGGCGGCGGTTTGGGAATGACATTTCCACTGACAACGCCTTTCACCACATCGGCAGTGTTTTGGTCTTTGGCTAAGGCATTCTCAAATCCTTTTGTGAACTTTGGAGCCATCGCCGCAGCACGATCACGGTCGTGTGCGTAGAGCGAGAAGTAATCGGCAATCAATTCCGTAGCGCGTTTACGATAGGCAACATGCCCTTTGCTGCCGGTCATTGGACCACGCATTAACTCACTGACGCTGGTTAGTTCTTTGGATAAATCTTTACCAAGAGAACGCATCGCTTGTTGGCTCGTGGGGAAATATGTCGGGCTTAACCTCGCAGCTAAACTTTCTTGGCTTTCTCCGAAATTCACTGTCGGCCACAGAATTCCATCAAGGCTATGACCAATCTCGTGAGCAACAGTATTTTGATTTCGAATGTCGCCAACTTCAATTTTGTCGGCCTGTTTGATACCCGCGAGTTTGGTGCGAACGAATTGGCCAAGGACACCCGGACGAAGTGTGGCGCGGCTACGGACGAGAGCGCCAAGCTGACGAGATGCTTCCATCAATTCACTGGCGAATTGTGGGCCATGATCTGGCACTCCAGCGGGGAGACCGTGACCTGTGGTGGAGTAATTGGCCAAAACTGTTTCGGTCGGGGTGGGTTTCGTCTTCTCTGGCAATTCAACACCCTCGCTGAAAATCCTTTTGTTCTTATGCAACCAATCAACCACCTCTGGATTTTTTGAGTGCTCCAACGGACGCTCACCGAGGTTCGTCCAATTCTTTTCAGGAGTCTCTGCCCAAGAACCAACATTGGTCGCTACTTCAATTGCTTCTCGTGGAAGTTGTGATTTAACACCAATTAAGGCACCCTTGTTCATCAACTCCATCTTCTTTGCAGGATCGGTTTCCTCTGCCGATTGTTTGAACAAGTCTTTGCTCTCCTTCAAAAGCCTGTCTCGCAAATCCAGCAGCGTGTCAAGGTCTTTGACTGATTTCACCGCCATGCCTGCTTCGGTCGAATGTTTGTTGTTGGCCTTTGAGTCTGGATCTCGAATAACTTTTTCGAGCGTTTCAGAAGGACTTAGTGATACTTCACGTACCGTTTGTCCTTCGGCTTGTGACTGAATTCCTGCGCCACCTTCTTCGGTGGGCACTTGCCTTTCGCCTTCGATGGGCTGTGTGCGCACATCTGCATGAACCGGCGCTGCTTCTCCGACTTTGCTGGCATCTGTTTCCTTTGGTTGTGCGACTTCTGTCGATGGTGTTTCTCTTGCTAATCCTCGCGCTGCTAATCCAGTAAATCCCGCTGTGATTAACGGATCGACCACTGATTCAGTTTTTTCAATTGTCGAAGCATTGGGGTCTGAGAGCACCTCCTTGGCGCGTTCGACCTGTCCAGGCACGTTCAGCCCCATCTGCGCCATAAACGCTGCCTGAATGGGTTTGGATCCCAAGAAAGGCATGGTTAGCAGCATCTCGGGAGTGGTTAAGGCATCAGCGGCCTTTGATACAGAGCGATAACCACCAGCGAGCACCGGAGGTATGCTGGCTTCTTCTTCGGGTGTCAATGGTTCCGCGAGGTGAACCAGCGGTTTTCCGTATTCCAGTGGCGGTGTTGTCAGTGGACCAGCGAATGCCGCGTTGTAAGCGCCAACCACGCCACGGCCTGCTGTCTCCATAGCCTGATTGATTGGAGAGGCGAAACTTCCTCGAGCTTGTGCTTCTGCGGTGTCCTGCGGTGTGGGTGGAACTAAATTACGGTCTGATGAAAATTGAGGCACTTCAGATGGTTGGAAATCTTCCTCAGTGAAATCGAACTTACTTTTGGGAGCGAAGTCTTCTTCTGTAAATGTGAAATTGTTTGCCAAGTTAATCGCCTTTAGATTATTCTGTAAATTCTATGACAGGTGCGGAGAACTACCAAAAATACAAAGCTTATTATAAGCGAAAATATAGGGAATATTACGCAGATCACAAAGAGCGATACATTGAAAGCTCTAGGAGGAGATATTGGTCTGATCCGAAAAGATGCAACAAACTCACGCAGCGGCATTATCGAAAGAATAAACAAAAATATTTGGAGAGGGTTAGGGCTTATTATTACAGACGAAAGAATAGTCCAGAATATCCAAAATATTTGGAAGTAAAGCGTGCCCAAAACGCCGTTAGGAATGCCGTAAAGAGCGGTGCTTTGATCAGAGCAAAAAAGTGCTCTGATTGCGGCAAAAAATCCAAGATAGAAGCTCACCATCATAATGGGTATTCAGTTGAGCACAAATTAGATGTTGTTTGGTTGTGTAATGATTGCCACAACAATCGCCACCGAAAATCGTCTCCGTTTTGACACAGACCACCATTACTGCATTTCCTTGTTCACCGCATCAATGATTTGTTCTTTGGTCCAATCGGGGTGAGCGATACCCAATGCGTGAGCGCGAGTGATCTTGTCCTTCGAAGTGTCGGATTCGGTATTTGGTTTTGATCCACGCTTGATGGAATCAATCTGCTTGTTCAGCAAATTAAGTCTGTCTTCATTCGCCTTGCGTTCTTCTGGCGGTGTTGGGGCAATGCGTTCACTAAGAGAATCTCCCATCTTCTTTGTAAGGGTATCACGCTCGTGTCGAAGGTCTTTCAAATCCTCCTTGTCGGCTGCGCTTAATCCAGCAGGAGTTGGAGGTGTGTAAACCTGTCGGGTGGTTCCAGTTTTGGGATCGTATTCAATGAGTGGAAACTTGCCTTCGCGTAGAACGGGTTTTGCTGCCGTGTCTTCCTTCAACTGCGTTCTACCAATTGCACTCAACACAGAAGGGCTGACTGGATTTTTTCGAAAGGCATCCATCACCGGAACGCCCGACGCTACATCTGATGCGAAGCTTTGCTCGCGCTGAAATGCTGCTGCTGCCTCTTTCGCCTTGGCCTGCGCAACTGCCTGTTGCTGCTCAAGTCGTCCTTTTTCAACACCAATTTGGGCCTGATGGTAGGCGTCGGTAATCGCCAATCGTTGTTGCTCACGCAATTGATTTTGTTGCGATACTTCCTTTCGCGCCTGCATCTCCATCTGCGCTATGTGTTCCTGTTGAGAGAGCCGTGCGCTTTCAGCTTGTATCTGCTGATTGTGTTGAATCGCATCTTGAGCCAGTCGTGCGGAAGATTCATCACGTTGAAGATTGATGCGGGCAGCGCCCTCACCAGCAGCGGCGCCAGAGGAAATCGCTTCGGCTACATTTGGGCCGTGAACCCAGGGCGTTGGAATGTCTAAGGCCATTAACCGTAGGGGTCAGGTCCGGGAGCGGTTGGCACCTGTTCTTCATCCAATGGTGAGTAATAATTGGGAGCCAACGCGGAACCAGAAGCCGTGTAAGTTGATGGATTTGTTGCGCCGTAAACACCAGTAGTTCCTGCTTCGGGATTGCTATAGTTGTAGCCAAACGCATCAGGTGATCCGAATGGATTAAAATTTCCACCTGCGCCCGCATAGCTACGCCCAATCGTCGCTCCAATTGGCGGGCTGCTGATGCCTTGAGGTGCCCACCATGGTCCACGAGCGGGATTTGCCAACCCTGCTGCGGCACCCGCGCCCTTGAGCCATTGATTGAATTGTTCTTGAGCGGCGAGCTTTGGATCGGGAGCAGCAGCATAATCGGCATTGCGTGCGGAGATTTCTGCCGCGAGATTTGGATTGGTCTGTGTCGGTCCAAGTGCTCCGATTTGAGCCAAGAGATTTTGAAGACCTTTCTGCTGCTGACCCTCGCTGAAACCTGCGATGTTTCCGAACAGTTGGTTTTCTTCCAAATCGCTTCCCGGCATACCACTGGCAACTCCAAATTCAGCAGCGCCAGTCTTGAGCGCGTTCATTGTGCCGGGACTTACATCGCCCGCGAGTTGGCTTTGAATAACGCTGCCAGCGCCAGCTAAGTTGCCGGTGAAATTGGGCACAGCCCCGCTAAGTTGAGAGAAGACGTTGGGGGGAATCGGTATGCTTTGTGGAACAGATCCGAAACCAGTCCTTGGAGGATTTGTTGTTGATACTCCGAAGGTTGGCATATTACGAAGTTGACGAATAGGAAGTCATCTGCTTAACTGAAAGCACATTGCTGGTAGTTCGGCAAGCCAATTTCCATCGCTGTGGCGAGAGTCCTCCTCTTGCCGAACTACACGGCGATGGATTTTTTATGCCCGGACGATTACCTATTGAACCAAGATTTTGGGCCGCTGTAGATAAGAATGGCCCCATACCGCAACACATGCCCCATCTTGGGAATTGTTGGGTATGGACAAAAACTAAAAATCCGAGCGGTTATGGAATAATGAGCGCAGCGCAGATAAAACCCCGGATTCCGGTAGCCGTGCACAGAATATCTTGGATGATCCATTACGGAAAATTTCCGCATGATGAATGGGTTCTTCACAAGTGCGACAATCGGGCATGTGTTCGTCCTGACCATTTATTTTTGGGTGACAGAATTACAAACATCAAAGATGCAGTTTCAAAAGGAAGAAACAGAACCCACCCATTCTCCTCGGGAGAGGATCATCCATTGTCAAAATTAACTTGGGACAAGGTAAGAGAAATCAGAAGGCTGTCATCAGAAGGAGCTTCAAGTCGTCAATTGGCAGTTCAGTTTTGTGTGACAAAAGAAAACATTTGTATGGTGGTTAAAAACAAAACTTGGAAAGAATCACTGCATCCCGATACTGAGTCTCTCTAACCTTGCCGTTCCAAATGGGGCAAATCGCACCGGAGTAGCGTCTATCGGAAGACGGTCCCTTAGCTCTAAATTTAGCTCATGGGTCGCCCTTAACATCATTCCTTCCGCTCCTTGTGAATCAAATGAATCAGACATTTTTATACTTTGCATTGCGAGCGCAAGGGCATCTAGGTTCTCGATTAAGATAAGGTCATCAGGGCGCTTTGCAGGAACGAACGCGAGCTTCACGAATGCCGCAATCTGCGACGGCCAGCAACCGCAATCGCGACAGGTGGAACGCACGAGTCGTGAGGTGCGATAATCAGGCAGCGTCTCACCGGGCGCGTATGTCGCCAGATTATCTATGGTTCCATCAATGCTCACCTGATAGCCGTAAATTGGACCATCCGTTTCGTCTTTGATAACTCGGTCAACGCGGCGAATTAAGATCGGCGTCTGTACGAACGGGATGGCAAGCGTAAGGACAAGCCCCGGTTGTATTGTTCCATCACTTCGTGTGCTGATGATTTCCACACCGTTACCGTCAATCCCAAAGAGTGTGATACTTTTGCCCACGTCGGTTGGCTGAACGGGCATGAATCGGATATAACGATTTTGGCCGCACGGAATTGGGTTGAAGACCGGACTCGTGCCGTGGTCAACCAAAGCAATGTCCCGAGCACAGCCAAACACTCCTTCGTTGCGGTTGAATTGATGGACGTGTTCAGGGAGAACGGCGTTGAAGTCATACCATTGATTCTTGGGAGGTGCTGCCCCGCATCGGTCGAAGGCGAGAACAGTTCCAACCGGGCGCGGCCAAGTCACACATCCGTTGTAGATGCAACCACGCATAACCTTGAGTGTTCCCCACCAATTACCACGTCGCATTAACATGCGCGTGCCGTCGTTAAGCAACTGAAACCAATCCGGTGAGCCGGGGCAGACGCCGGATATTCTATTGATTCGGCTGTCTTCTGCCTCTGATACGGTGAGCATCTTAGCCTTCTTTACTATCCGATAACGTTAACGTCAAGGATAGTCGTCATGGGCAAACTTGTAAACGCACCACCACGGTGTGACCGGCAAGATTGTTTGGGTAGGTAAAAAACCTCACACCTTTGTAGGTCATAAAAAATCCAGCAGGCGGCACGCCGGGTTGTGCGTCAAGTACCACGACGTTTACCACACCGGGGGCAATTGAGGGTTGAACAGAGCTTTGCAAAAACGCATTGGTTGTATTATCGAAAATCTGAAAGCTGCTGGAGTCGAAATTTAATGCGCTAAAATTATCCACTCGCAATGTCCACTCCGTTCCAAATAGCGTGTCAGTAAAAGTGAGAGAACAAAAGATGTGAAGGAACGAACAAAACTTTTCCTTCGCAAGTTCATTGAGACTGGCTTTTATCAAAGCAACAGCCGCGTCAATTTGAGCTTGAGTTAATCCGACAGTTGAAAGTGTTTGGCAGAACGTTCCCGCAGGAACTGTGATTGTTCCTCCCTGAATGGCGCAAAAGAAAGTCTGTGGGTCATTGCACACATCAATGGAATCGCTTGGTGTGCAATTGACACCCGGAACTTGTGTGGCCAAACACAACGCCTGTTGTCCCGCCCACTCCGCTTGCATCGACTGCGCGGCGGCAGCGATTTGAGCTTGAGTCGAACCAGCGTCCAGTGTGCGAGTGATTAACGCCGTGCAACCTTGAAGTCGCAGGATGATTGGATCGCCCGGTTCAAGAATCGGTGGAATGACTGGCGGAATCGTGCTTGCGAGAATTGAAATTGTTTGTGGGAAAAGACCACTTGGACAATAACAATTTTCTGGACAGGAAACCAAAAAAGAAAAGTCCAAGGCACTATAAAAAGCCCCGTCTATACCAGATGATAAATCATCTGGATTTGTGCATGGCAGAGCCACACAAGGACGGCAAATTGGTGTAGTCATTTCATCCTCCGCAAATTGCATTGCACGCCGGGGCTGCAAACGTAGCCTCAGGAATGATCACCGCCGCAAATCGTCCACCCAAGAAAACGCATTGACCAGTGACGACGATTTTTATTTGGAAAAAGTAACCTTCGTTCAACGGTCTATTGGTTGATGGATCGCAAGGTGTTGACGACGGCGTTCCTAATCCCATACGCGGACGAAATTGGGGCTTAGTGTTGTCGGTTGGAGCGCCTGTGTTTTGGGCGGCGCACTCACTCCATGCGATCCACGGTTGCCAGCACGGATATAAGTCGGGTTTCCAGAACACTTGAAAGTCAACTTGACCAACTAAATCAGTGACGAAAATCTCTCCATTCACCAACCGCTTGAAAGTCCTTTTGGCAGGGTCCGTCTCGCGGAATAATACCGGACTTTCAAACCACCACTCGATTGCCTGCGTCCCGTTATCCCCAACGATTGGAACCGCGCTTTGGTTATTCACATCTCCCGCGCTTTCAGGCATCAACTCCCAAAGTTCGAGAGTCTGTAAAACGGAGTTATACACAAATTGATAACAACGTTCGACTGCCGAGAATTGACCCGTCACCTGACTGAACAAATTCATACCCGGCCACACACCGTCATAAGCCGGTGGCTGTTTCTCACGAACGGTCGTAATCAAATCTGTGTTCAACGCAATCACTCCTTGATGGTAAACGCCTTGCGGTGTTGAAATCGGGCTGACCGTCATCAGCGTTCGATTGTCGAAGAACACTCCACTTCCAAATGGAAGCAACGCTTGATTGTCACGGGAAAGAATGCGCTGGACTTCATGGCTGATAGGCGTGCGTATCCACAGGTTGAAATCTTGCGCGGCCAAAATGAGCGAACGAATTCCGTCTGTTGAGCGGTAAGTGGTATCGCTGTTGACGAGGAACGTTGAATCCTGCCCCAAGCCACCATTTCCGATTGCCGCCTCAGTCTGGATTGGATTTGTGAGTGTCTGCCACGTGAGGCGGTCAACAGGTGCGTTATTACTGAACACATGCGTTGGAGTGAATATCATCAGCGGACCTTGACCAAGCGAAGTGTCCATCTGCGCGGTGAAAATCATCGCCTTAATATCACCAATGGAACCTGGAATTGTGAAAGTGCCACCACCAGCAAGAAAATCATTTTCCGTTACGTTCAGGATCGCATCTCGAAATTTGAGTGCCTTGGTTCCTGATGGTCCACCAACAATATCGCCAGCGATGTAATCTTTGGCGTTGGCCAACGCCATCCACACACGCCCGCGTCCGTAAGCCCAATTCCGGCCAACTGGAAATTGTCTAACGGCAGTTGTCGGTGGCGAGGTTAATATCGAACCTGCTTGAACGGGAATAGCTACCGGCGGATCGGTGCCTACGATGTTTACGGTTACTGTGATGGTGGGCGT